GTATGTCGCCTGAGTTCTCTGTGTTGTGTGTATCGTATGCTAGTCGTAAGAACCCTGACCTTGCATCACACCAAGCATTCACAGAGTGGGCTGTTAAACACCAAGATGTTTTATTTTAAAGGAGGTAACTATGAAGTTAAGTGACAAAGCATTACTAGTCCAGTTAAATATCTCGCAATGGACAGCGAGGAAGTACGACAAGAGAGCCACCGAACAAGTGGCTCAGCAGAATGGGAGTGCATCTCAAGCAGGTAGATACAACAAGTCGTTGCTACCTATGAATGATGCATTGAATAACATTCATCAGAAGTCTACCCTGATTCGTAAGAAGTTCTATACGAACACACTACCTTGGGGTATTGAAGGTACGATGATGTTACCATCAGCTAACTACCTGAACTTTATGACAGAGTTTAGAAATGAGAAAGCTGATTGGCAATCGCTTGTAGATACATTCTACCACGAGTACCCTAGATTGCATGCAGATGCACAGAGGTTTCTTGGTAACTTGTACAATCAAGCTGACTACCCTGAACTACACGATATACAACGCAAGTTCAATATGGATATGGCTGTGTTTCCCGTACCATCGAATGACTTTCGTGTAAGTATCGGTGACGCAGAGTTGGAAAAGATACAGCAAGATGTTGAGGCAAGGGTTGAGAACTCTGCACAACAAGCAATGAAGGAGGCTTGGCAGAGATTGTATGACAGAGTAAAGCATATGGCTGATAAACTTGCTGACCCAAAGGCTGTGTTCAGAGATACTCTGGTAGAGAATACTAAGGAAGTCTGCTCCATTTTGAGTAGACTTAACTTTGCTGATGACCCTGACTTGGAGACTATGAGACAACAAGTTGAGGGGAGTCTGGCTAACAACCACCCTGAAAGTTTGCGTAATGACCCTGACCTTAGAAGGCACAAAGCTGAAGAGGCTAGGGCTATTATGGACAAGATGGGTGCATTTATGGGAGGTAACTAATGGATTTAGAAAGAAGAATTGCTAAAGCAAAGACGGCACTTATACTTGAGTATCCGTTCTTTGGTAACTTGGCTATGAATATGCCGTTCGAGATTACGAAGGAAGTACCAACGGCGGCGACCAATGGAGACAGGGTGTTGTTTAACCCTGACTTCTGTGAGCCATTGAGTGATGAGGAACTTTTGTTCCTTGTTGCTCACGAAGTATGTCACCCAATGTTCGAGCATATCTTTCGTAGAGGTGAGAGAGATAAGTTCAAGTGGAACTATGCAGGTGATGCTGTCATCAATCCAATGCTCGAAGACGAGGGCATTGGTAAGTTCATCGAGGGTGGTGTTATGGATAGAGACCTACTCAAACGAGGTGGTGGTACAACTGATGGTGTCTACAACTTGTTGCCACCAGAACCCAAAGACAAGACTGGTGGTGAGGGATTCGGTAATGGAATGAAACCATATGATGACATTGAAGATGCTACTGGTAACTCTTCACCTGCTGAGATTGAGCAGAAGAAAGCAGAGTGGAAAGTTAAGGTAGCCCAAGCGGCTCAGTCTGCAAAGATGATGGGTAAGCTGTCGGCAGGAGTGGAAAGATTTGTCGGTGATTTACTCAAGCCAAGAGTCAACTGGAAAGATGTTATGCAGAGGTTTCTTGTCAAGCAACGAACTGACCAACGAACTTGGGCAAGACCAAACAGAAGGTTCTTGTCACAAGGTATGTATCTACCAAGTGTATCAGGTGAGGCACTAGGTGAACTATGCTTTGCTATTGATACATCAGGTTCGATTGGACAAAAGGAACTGACACAGTTTGCTAGTGAGATTGTGAAAGTATATCAAGACCTATCACCTACTAAGATACACATTATATACTTTGATTCTAGTGTGTGTCATTACGATTGTTTTGAAGATGATGAGCCAGTCATATCTCCACACGGAGGAGGAGGTACTGCATTCAGTCCTATCTTCAAGTATATGCAGGAGAAAGACATTGACCCTGTTGCTTGTGTTGTTCTCACAGATTTATGTTGTGATGACTTCGGTGATGAACCTGCGTACCCTGTCTTATGGGTATCTAATATGAAAGGTAAAGCCCCTTGGGGTGAGATTGTTTATATGGAGGGTGTCAATGGGTAGAGTAAAAGGATTGTTGATGACTGCTGAAACTGTTTTATACGAGTGTCTAAACGATAGAGATATGACAAATGAACAAGCGTTAGCATTCATCAAGAAGGAACTAGGACAAATGGCACACGACCACGCCAAAAAAGTTCTGGAAGATTGGAATAAATTTGATAACCATAACAATGAAAGGAAGGTAAGCGATGGCGACAGTTAGATTTAGCTTAGACTTAACAGATAAGATAATAGACAATGCTAGAAATATGTTTACGGAAGACATAACGAAAGCAAGAATGAATATACCATTTGCAAAGTGGGGGCAAAAGTTGTATGACAGTTTGTTCTCAGCAGAGGTACAAGCAAAGATGAATGCATTACCTGATGGGTATATGAATACCATAACTGAGTTTGAACTCACTGGTTTCAAAAATGCACCAGATGATGTATGGCAATCAGCAAATACTAAGGTAAAGACTTGGACAGAGGTGAACATTGTACTTCACTTGACAACTCCATTGAGGTTTCCAGATAAAGATAAGTGGTTCAATGGTAAAGTAGACAGAGGATACTATGTTAGCTATGGTAGTAAAACTCTGGACTTTGGAAGAGATGAGTTCAAGTGGTTGCACGAGCCATTCAAGAACTACACGAAGGGTATCTTTGAGGTTCAAAGAAAACAAGATGACTTTGTAGAGGGTGTTAAACAAATCATTAATACATATACAACACTAGCACCTGCATTGAAGGCTTGGCAACCACTATGGGATTTACTTCCTGATGAAACTAAAGAAAGACACAAGAAGATTACTGAAAGACCTAAACTAAAGACAGCAGAAGACATTGGTGTAGACTTGAACAAGATGACTTCAGCTGTTGCATTTAACAAACTAACTAGAAAGAGGTAACAAATGGCTAGAATAAAAACAAAAGAAGAACTAATAGATTACATAGATAATGAGTATGAGAGTGACAGAAATCTCAAGGCTTGGTGTATGGATGATAATATGGGAAGGAGAATGGACAACTACCATATGTTTGCAGAACATTTTAGAAGATGTCGTGATAAAGCTAAAGGTAGAAAAGTATCATCAGCCTTTAGAATGTTCAGCACAGTAGAACAAGGTGTCAAGTGTTATGATTTGCACATCGATGGGTACGGAAGTAATCCCTTTATGCGTATAACACCTGACAACATAGTGGAGTTTGTTGCTACACCTGATATAATAGTACAACACGCACAGTCTGTGGTGTCTTCTGTTCATCGTTGGATACCATTTTGTTTTGAACGACACAGAAAAGGTTTGTATCGTGTATGTAGTTCTCAACATTTTAACAAGGAGTATACTCACACCACTAAAACAAACTTCAAACAGATGAAAGAAGATGTTGAAAGCTATGAAGGGGAGATGCCTGAACCTGTTATTGCTAAATTTGAAGGAGAGTGTTGGAGGAATGGGTGGAATACTGCATCTAGGATTATGCGTCAAGCCCCTGCATACTTTCAAGGTATCAAGTTTAACATACTAACTGGTGAATGTTTGAATCGTAGACCTGATGATAAGTTCATTGAGAAACCTAAAGAACGAAAGGAGTGGCGACAAGCACTAGCCAAGTTCAAACGAGGTATTAGAGCAAGGGCAAAGATTCGTGCCTTTGACTCATTGATTGAAAAGATGTGGGCAGAGAGACAAAAGGAAAGTCATTACCATTGGAAACAACCTGATTGGTCAAGTGATTCTTGGATGAGTTTGCTTGAACAATCAATACGAGACAACAAGTTTTCAAAAGAATTGTTGCTAGGTCTTTGTACTACACCACCAACTGGGTACTACCAACAAGACAAACCCACAAGTAATGATGTATACAAGAGTGCTTGTAAAATATTGAGTGACTGTTCAACAGAATTGCGTAGACGATTTAATGTTTTTGAGAGTGAAGGACACGATGAAAAACGAGAAGAAAAATATTACGCTTATCACGAATCAAGAAACTTAACAATAGAGGAGGCAGGTAAGTTATGACAGTAATAGCTTGGGATGGAAAGACCCTTGCTACTGACAGAATGGCTAATGATGGTTCTCAGAAATGGGAATCATCAAAGGCTTGGTATAGCAAGAGGTATAAAGAAGGACAATGTATAATAACTGGTGTAGGTTTGTTATCACATATAATACAGATGAAAGCGTGGTATATACAAGGAGGTGATGTAGATTCTTTTAGAGACTTACCTTGTAACAGAGTAGCGTATAGTACATCACAACTTATTGTAGTGAGAAGAGAAGGACTGTATGTATTTGAAGGACACCACCCTGTCTTACGAAAGGAAGACTTTTGTGCTTTCGGAGATGGGAAAGAAATAGCTATAGGTGCATTAGCTATGGGTGCAACAGCTAAACAAGCTGTGGTTATTTGTAACGATTTCTCTTTACATTGTGGTAAAGGTGTGGAATTATTTACTTTACAAGGAGGTAACGATGCCGAAGAAGAGTGTTAAAAATATTGATTATGATAGGAGTGTTATATTAAGTACAGCACAACAACTAGTATCTTCAGATAGAGAGAAAGAACACGGAGATGCTAGGAAAAACTTTGAGATGGTAGCAGAGTTGTGGAGTGTATACTTGGGGATAGACATTCTACCCCACGAAGTACCTATGATGATGACACTATATAAGATTGCTAGGACTACAGAGAATCCAACTAATGTTGATAACTATGTAGACATTGCAGGTTATAGTGCATTGGCAGGAGAACAAGTTCCTGAAGTAGATGTTAAAGAACCTAGATTTATTAGGAATTTTAGAAGATGAGAGTAATCACAATTGACTTTGAAACATATTATAGTCGTGAGTATTCCTTATCAAAAATGACTACCGAATCCTACATCAGAGACCCTAGATTTGAGGTCATTGGTGTAGGTATAAAAGTAGATGACAACCCACCTGATTGGTATAGTGGAGATGATGTCGGAAGGTTCTTGAACTCGTTGGACTATTCTAAAGATGCTATCGTTGCACACAACACTGTGTTTGATGGTGCTATACTATCTTGGGTGTATGGTATCAAGCCTAAGTTTTGGTTTGATACTTTGTCTATGGCTAGACCATTTCATCATTCAACTGTGGGGGGTTCTCTTAAGGCTCTAGCAAACCATTACAATCTAGGGCAGAAAGGAGATGAAGTTATACAAGCACTTGGTAAAAATCGTAAAGACTTCTCACCACAAGAACTTGACAGGTATGCTGACTATTGTTTGCAAGATGTAAACTTAACTTACAAACTGTATAAAAAACTAAAGGTTAGAGTACCAGTATCCGAACTTATAGTTATAGACCAGACCATTCGTATGTATACTGAACCTAGTATTGTATTAGACCGAAAGGTTTTAGAACAACATCTTCATAAGGTTAAAGAAGACAAGAAGAAGTTGATTGAATCTCTAGCACTTAAAGGTGTGAGTGAGGAGAGAGTTAAGAAGGCTTTGATGTCTAATCAAATCTTTGCAAAGATACTAGAAACTGTTGGAGTTGAAGCACCTATGAAGATTAGTCTACGCACTGGTAAAGAAACATATGCCTTTGCTAAAACAGATAAAGAGTTTACTGCTTTGTTAGAACACCCTGACTCAAAGGTACAAGCTTTAGTCGCAGCACGACTTGGTACGAAGTCTACCATTGAAGAAACTAGAACAGAGAATCTAATTAAAGTTTCAGACAGGGGTAGCTTACCTATATTATTAAACTACTATGGCGCACACACTGGTAGATTTAGTGGAGGTGATAAACTAAACTTACAAAACTTACCACGCAACGGAGCAATACGAAAAGCTATAACTGTACCTAAAGGAAAGGTATTGGTTGCTTGTGATTCATCACAGATTGAAGCTCGTATGGTTGCGTACATCGCAGGACAAGATGATTTGGTACAATCATTTCGTGAAGGCAGAGATGTGTATAGTGAGTTTGCTACTGAAGTGTATGGTAAGCGAGTAACTAAAGCTGATAAGATAGAGAGATTTGTAGGTAAGACTTGTATACTTGGACTAGGTTATGGTATGGGTCATGTAAAGTTTAAAGCCACCCTTGCTCTTGGACAAGGAGGTATTGCTGTAGACATAGATGAGAACGAGGCAAGAAGAATTGTAAACTTATATAGACAGAAGAACCACAAGATAGTATCGCTATGGCATAGCTGTGGACATGCTCTTACAGGTATGATTGCAGGGTCATCAGGTAATATATGTGAACTGTTACCTTATGATAAAGATGGAATAACTTTACCTAATGGACTAAAGATAAAGTACCACGCTTTACGCAATACATCTAATGGCTTTGAGTATATAGCTGACGCTAGAACTTTTCGTAAACTTGCACAGAAAAGAATACTAACTGGTGAACAACAGAAGATTGATTGGACTAGAATTTATGGTGGTAAAGTTACAGAGAATGTGGTTCAAGCATTAGCTAGGATTGTAGTAGCAGAACAGATGGCATCTATTGGACAATCATATCGTGTTGCTTTTCAGGTACATGATGAAGTGATTATCACGACCAGGGAAAATGATTTGATTAACGCACGACAACTTGTTGAGAAACAGATGTCAACCGCACCACGCTGGGCAAAGGACTTGCCTGTTGCATGTGAATCAGGTGTGGGTTATAATTATGGAGACGCAAAGTAAAGGATATCATGGAAAATATAAACTTAACACATTCGTTCTCATCTATTAAGATGTATGAGAATTGTCCTAAAAGATATTACCATCAAAGAATAACTAAAGAAGTACAAGATACTGGTAGTGATGCCACTATATATGGTGAACGAGTACACGAGGCACTTGAACACAGACTAGATAAAAAGGTAGAACTACCTACTGAATCTGAAACCTATGAACCTTTATGCAAAAGCATAGAGGGGTTAGGTGGAACTTTACAAGTAGAACAGAAGCTGACGCTAAGTGAAAACCTTACACCAACAACTTGGTGGGAGAAAGACGCTTGGCTACGCTCCATACTTGATGTCTTAATTGTATTCGAAGATGAGGCTATCGTTATGGATTGGAAGACTGGCAAACGAAGACCTGACTTCTCACAGTTAGAGATGTTTGCACTACAAGTATTTAGTCACTATCCAAATATTAAAAAAGTCAAGTCAACTTTTGTATGGTTAAAAGATTTATCATTAGACTCACATACATACAATAGATTAGATGCAGATGACATGTGGGTAAAGTTATTATCAAAGACTGAACGCATTAACCAATCATTAACTAACAACAACTGGCCACCTAAACCTAGCGGATTATGTAGGTTTTGTCCTGCAAAAAACATTTGTGAATTTTCTTTAAATTAAAACTTGACAAGGATGTAAACAATCATTATATATAATAGTATGTATATCGAGGAGAGTTGTCATGGGTGAGGGGTGTTTATGAGATGTGATAATCTTATAGGTGAACTTGCATGGCACGTTCCTAGAGTAATAAAAGATAAGCCCTGTGAGTTATGGCGCAGGTGTCTAGGTGGGAACTATAACTTCCTAAAGATTGGTTCGAATCCTTTACTCTCCACGCTTTATACTAGGAGATAAGATGAGTACCCCTGAAGGGAAAGTAAAACAGAAGTTAGACAAGGCATTGAAACAACTTGGTGTATGGTTTTACAGTCCACAAGCAGGGCCTTTTGGTAAAGCAGGCATACCTGATAGGGTAGCCATAGTGAGAGGAAGATTTGTAGGTATAGAATGCAAGGCTGATAAAAATAAAAAGCCGACTGCATTACAAACCAAAACAATGAAGGAGATAGAAATGAATGGTGGCAAATGTTTTTTAGTTTACGACAACCAAACTATACAAGAAGTTGTATTATATATTGAGGGCGAACAATGATTGTTATTGAACAAGCAAAGGCTATTGCTCTCAAAGCAAAGCACCCTAATAAAATATTACAAACAATTCCTACGGCCCGCATGCTGAAGTATGACGGAGTAGAACTTGTTGTAGCACCCCACAAACTTGACGAAGTTAAAGTATTACGGAACTTAGGTTTCGAAGTACCTTCACCAATCTTACATTACTACGACTGGACAGGTCGTTTCACACCATACGAACATCAGAGAATGACTTCAGCTTTCCTTACAATGCATAGAAGAGCATTAGTACTTAACGAGATAGGTACTGGTAAAACACAATCAGCATTGTGGGCATCAGATTATCTAATGCAGATAGGAAAGGTAAAGAAAGTTCTTATCATATCCCCCCTATCTACACTTGAAAGAGTATGGGGTGATAGTATCTTTATGAATTTCCCAAACAGAACATCAGTAACTTTACATGGAACAAGTGCAAGAAGAAAGAAGTTACTTAAAACACAAGCAGACTTTTATATTATTAACCACGATGGTTTCAATATTATATCTGATGATGCTGTCAATATGTTTGACCTTATTATTGTAGATGAATCTGCTGTGTTAAGAAACCCATCAACAAATAGATTTAGAACACTGAGGAAGTTTATGGACAAACATCCTACAAGTCGTTTGTGGTTGATGACTGGAACACCAACTCCTAATGACCCTACTGATGCTTGGGCATTAGCAAAGCTAGTCGATAGTCCATACTGTACTAAAACATATACTGCTTTTAAAGAGGCTGTGATGATGAAGATAGGACAGTGGAAGTGGATACCCAGACCTGAATCAATAGCAACAGTAAAGCACATTCTGTATCCTGCTGTTAGGTATACAAGAGATGAATGCTTTGACCTACCTGATACAGTCTATCAAACAAGAAAGATAGACCTCACCCCCGAACAGAAAAAACATTACGCAATAATGCTGAAACATTTTGTTACAGAACTTGAACAAGAAGGAACAATTACTGCTGTCAATGAAGCTGTAAAACTACAGAAGCTTGTACAGATAAGTTGTGGTGTAGTTTATGGAGATGATGGCAGACACATTCAACTTGATTGTTCACCACGAATTAAAGTTATTAAAGAGATTATAGAACAAGTTGGTAATAAGGTTATAGTTTTTGTTCCTTTAACTGGAACATTAAATATGTTGGAGAAAGAACTGTCAAAGGATTGGAATGTAGCAGTTGTTAATGGACAAGTATCTTCTTCAAAACGAAATGTTATATTTCACGATTTTCAAAACGAGAAGAATCCGCATGTATTAGTTGCTCACCCTGCAACTATGGCACATGGTCTAACTCTTACCGCCGCATCTACTATTGTGTGGTATGGGCCAGTGACAAGCAACGAGCAATACATTCAAGCGAATGGTCGTATAGAAAGAATAGGTAAGAAACATGTTTCAAACATCATACACATTGAGTCAACAGACTTGGAGTATAGGATGTATGAAAGACTAAAGAATAAACAAAAACTACAAGGTCTTTTGTTAGACCTTATACAAAAGGAAACGAGGTAACTATGGAACTAACTACAGATAAAGTTATTGCTACATACATTAAGTTGAGAGGACAGAAAGAAGTTATAGAATCTGAAGCTAAAGAAAAGGTTGCAGGTATCAAAGCTAATCTTCTTAAACTTGAGGCGTGGCTAAAAGACAAGATGGATGCAGAAGGGGAGACTTCTAAAAAGACACCCTTTGGTACAGCCTTCATAACAACTACCGACTTTGCCCAAGTGGGAGATTGGGATGCAGTCTTAAACTTCATAAAGAATAATGAAGCATGGGATATGCTAGAGAAGAGAGTCAGTAAGACAGCAGTGCGTGGATATATAGACCACAACAAAGCTGTTCCCGATGGTGTCAATTATGGTACACGAATAGATGTTAATGTTCGTAAACCAGTTAACAAAACGAGTGACAAATGATTGCACCAAAAATCTCTATTAAAGGTTCACAGTTTCGTGTTGTGAATGGAGAAGAGGAGACCGTATTAGATAGTAGTATTAATGTGGTTATCGTTGGAGCAAACCCAAAACTTTCTAAGTCTTGGTACGCTGAAGACTGGTCTGAAGATAATCAATCTTCTACACCTGATTGCTACTCACTAGATGGTATACACCCTAGCAAGAATAGTCATGCTATCCAAAATGATATGTGTGTTTCTTGTCCTCAAAATGCTTGGGGTTCTAGGACTACACCAACTGGTAATAAAATAAAAGCATGTGTTGACCAAAAAAGATTGGCCGTTGTCTTAACAGAGGGCCCATTTCATCAGGCATACTTACTACAAGTTACTCCTGCGTCTTTGAAAAACTTGAATGCTTATCAAAAAGAATTGTCCATGCGAGGTATTGCACCTGAGATAGTAAGGACAAGGGTAGAGTTTGATACACTATCATCTTTCCCGAAGCTACGATTTAGTTTTCGTGGATTCAATAATGATAAGAATCAAAAACTTATTGATGAACATTTAGGGACTAAGAAGACTAGGATTGTCACAGGAGAACTTGCTATTGAAACAGGACAATCCACCCATTCATTTGATGACTTCGGTTTCATCGAAGAGGATGGTTTTATTAACAACGAACTAGGAGGTTCAAATGAATAAAACTTTTACAACCGCAAAAGGGATTGCGTACTACCCTTACATCAGTGCGCCAGACACTAAGTTTGATGAGCAAGGACACTATAAAGTTAACCTTTGTTTGTCAGAAGAAGATGCTAAACCAGTTATAGAACTTATAAAACAAAGTGTTGTTGAAGGTATCAAAGCTTTGAAGAAAGACAAACCTAATGCAGAAATCAAACAAGCACCCTTACCATTTAATAAAGAGGTAGATGATGATGGTAACCCTACAGGTAATGTCATTATTAAATTCAAATCTAAAGCCGCATATAAACCTGCTGTCTTTGATAGTAAAGGTAACATGATGACCAACTCTAATATATATGGTGGGTCAGAACTTAAGGTTAATGGTTCGTGTGCTTTTTTTCACACAGCTATGATTGGTGCAGGTGTATCAATCAGACTTAGAGCAGTACAAGTTATTCAATATGTAGAAGGTGCGAATGGTGCTACTAAGTTTGGCTTCGAAGAAGTAGAAGGATTCACCATAGAGGAAGATGTTTCTATGAGTGAAGCAACTCCTGCTGCAGCTGCAGAGCCTGCTAAACCAAAGGTAGTACAAGCTATTAAACCTGCACAACAAGTAAAACCTGCGGCAGTACAGAAACCTGTTGAAGAACCAAAGGCGGCAAAGACTGTTAGTGGTGCTGATGACTTGGCCGCAGAGATTGCTCAGTTAGTAGGAGATGTAGATGGCTAATATACCACCACTTGATTTTAAAAAAGTGGAAGCCTTACGAAAGCATATGCTTTTAACTACAAGTAATATGTCAGAACTTCTTGGTGTGTCTCGTATGACTTACTATGGATGGGTTAAAGGAAAACAAATCCGTAAAAATAATGATAAGAAAGTACGAAGCACACTCAAAGATTTACTTGATATTATGACTGATGGGTGGCCTGCACCTGAAGTCATAGCTATGGAGCAGAGGTATAGATTCGAAAGGCTTCTTGAAGTTATAAACAAAACAGGGTAATATAAATTAAGAGGGAGTTCTATCCTTTAGCCGATTGTCTCCCTCTTACAACATAGGTAGGAGAATATGGACACGCTAGAATTTTTGAAGCGAGTCCTACCGATAGAAGGTTTCTATGTAACCACTGTCATTAACAAAGACGGAAGACGACAGGGTTTCTTTGATTCGGTAGAAGAACTTGCACAAGTATGTGAGAGGTTGGATAGCACAGGTAACAATACTTACTTTGCTATATCTTCTTTCTTACAAAAGGGTAACAGAAAACAAGATAATGTAAAAGCTACTAAGGTAGTAGCAATAGATGTAGATTGTGGTGAAGGTAAACCATATGCATCTTGGAAAGAAGGACTACAAGAACTAGGTAAATTTGTACATACAATGAGTTTACCTAAACCAATGATTATATATTCAGGTAATGGACTACATGTTTACTGGGTATTAACAGAAGAATTAGAACCACAAGATTGGAAACCGCTAGCCAATGCTATGAAACAAGCGGCATTAGATAAAGGATTTAAAATAGATGCAGGACTTACAGCTAACAGTGCATTGGTGTTAAGACCAGTTGGTACACACAATCCAAAGAATGGTAATGAAGTAAAACTTTTAGTAGATGCAGAGCCAGTAGAAGTTTCTAGTCTAACAAAATCTCTATCATACTTCATTTCTCATACGGTGGATGATCTAACAAGTCGCACTTCTGACAACACGTTGTTAGAAAACTTAGTATCTAAACAAGAGTTCCCACCTGCTGTTGGTTCTGTTGTAGCTTCTAAATGTAAACAAATAGAATGGGCAATAGATAATCAAGACAAAGTAGATGAACCATTATGGTATGACCTTATAGGTGTTGCCGCTTTCTGTAATGATGCAGAGAAGACAGCAGTACAATGGAGTCAACGACACCCCAAGTTTGATTATCATGCTACAGTTAGTAAGTTAAAACACTGGAAAGAATCAGCTAGTGGCCCAACAACTTGCGGTAAGTTTGATGTTGATAGGCCGGGCGGGTGTAAAGGATGTATATATAAAGGTAAGATAGGTTCACCTGCTAGGTTAGGTGTTCAATACCAAGAGGTATCATTATCAGCAGAAGCACCTGATGCTCAAGCTAATCAGATTCCAATACCAAAACCATTTAAAAGAACACAAGATGGTATAAAGATAACCATAGATGATACAGATATAGACATTTGTAAGTTCGATATATACCCTGTTAGCTATGGGTTAGATGAATCACTAGGGTATGAAACAGTTAGATACCATTGGAATAGACCGCATATGGGGTGGCAAGACCTTATATTAAGACAAGCATATTTAACAGAAGGCAATCGTGAATTTGCTACAGCTATAGCAGACCAAGGGATTGTGTTATATAACAAAAAACAAACGGAGTATTTTCAGCTTATGTTAAGAACTTATATGGATGAGTTAAGACAAATCCGTACCATGACTAACCTCTACTCAACTATGGGTTGGAAAGAAAAGAACACGGCATTTGTTTTAGGCGATACACTCTTGAAGCGTACAGCAGAAGGGGTAACAGAAGAATCAATTAGTCTTGCATCAGGTATACAAAAACAAGGTGCAGACTTATATGGTAAGAAAGGTGATGCAGAACAGTGGGTAAATCTTACATCAGTATTACAGAAAGCTGATTTGAAATCACATATGTTTGCTTTAGGTGTTGGATTCTCAGCACCACTATATAATTTTACAGGTCTTAAAGGATTGACTGTATCTTTATATGGGCCAACTGGTGGAGGTAAAACACTAGCACAATACTGGGCGCAGTCTATCTATGGTAATCCTGACAAGCTACACTTTGCGGCTAAGTATACACAGAACAGCTTGTTCTCTAGACTTGGTACATACGCTAACCTTCCGTTGACAATAGACGAAGTAACTATGATGAATGATAAAGAGGTAGGTGACTTCTGTTACTGGGTATCACAAGGTAGAGATAAAGCTAGACTGAATCGTAATGCTGAAGAAAGAGATGCAAAGACATGGTCAACACCTGTAATGGTATCCACTAATAAATCTTTACAAAGTAAACTGATAGCTTCTGGTCTGGATACAGATGCACAAATGGCTCGTCTATTAGAACTTACTGTACCATCTGCACCTTTATTTACTAGAGGCTCTGAAGCAGGTCGTAAAATATATGAAGCTATACATACTCATTATGGGCATGCAGGTAGACAGTATATTATAAACTTGTTGTCAATGGGTGAAGAAGGTATCCAGTCTGCTATAGCTGAAGCATCAGATAACTTTCATAAGAAATATAAATCTAAGTTTAGTGGTGAAGAAAGATACTGGGAACAATCTATTATACTTGCAGACTTAGGTATGAAGCTAGCAGATGAATGGGGTTTAATTAAATTTGATTATACAAAAGCAACAGAGTGGGTACTAGCACAGATAGGTGCTATCCGTAGAACAGTACAAGAGAATCAAGTTGATTGTTTTGACCTTGTTGCTGAGTACATGGCTGACTGTGCAGATACTTCTGTAACTGTAATGCACACAGTAGGACAGAAGGCACAGCCTGATTTTGCTAGAATACCAAGAGGTGATATAAGAATTAGATTAGATGTATTCCGAAAGTCTCCAGCCGAAGTCTTTGATAAAGGTACAATGATGATTGATAGAACTCACTTTCGTAAATGGTTATCTGTACGAGGGGCCGATTACAAATCATTCAAACAGGAACTTGTTTTAGAGAGTGCGTTAGCTACACCGAGATCAGAGAAAGCGTCATTAGGCAAAGACACACCAATTAAACTAGCACAAACTTATGTTATAGGTTTTAATTTAACACACCCAAGATTCCAAAGTCTTCTTGAAAACGCAGATGTAGTAGCAGACGATATGGCATACGGACAGTTACAGGTAGTGAAAGATAGAGAAGTTTGATAAGATAAAAATTAAAGGAGGTAGGTATTTATATCTCAGGTTAGATACTGCTAGATATATATTTAGAACACCTCAAGAAATAAAACATATTAATAAAAAACTAATGAGCGGTGATAGAGTTATGTCTAAAAGAAAAGCTTATTTAAAACGACAACAGGAAATTCATGACTCTTTCATTAAAAAAAGAAACGCTAGGAAGCCCGTACAGAAGCGTAAGCGTAAGTCTAGGAAGGATACTAACCCCTTAATTTATTAATAAACTCACTAGTCTAGTTCAATACCCCATATCTCTGCCATCTCATCAATAGCATCACGGGATTGTTTTGGTGCAGTTTTTCTAAACCTTGCTGTTGCAATTCGTCTTGCGGCTTTATAAGATTTGTTTGCAGATTGTGTGAAGTTTCTAAAATAAAACTCTGAGTCTCTACCTACATTTTTATTATACTCATCTACAAACTTTAGTACCCTACGCATCTCACCTCTATTATTTTCTAGTTTAGCTTTTACATAAGCCTGAATGTAATGTGCTTTCATAGATTTTACATACGCTTGATTCTGTCTGCTAGCTCTTATAATGTCGTTTTGTATTGATACAGAGTATGGATAAAAACCTAACATTCTCCAGAACACTGTCCACCCACCAACTTCTTTTGTTAATACTGTGCCGTCTGCTTTAGTTATTCTTCCATCTTCCATATACTGAAGGCTATCGAATATTCCTCGTACAGCAGCTGATGGTGAGTCTCTTAGTATAGTTCTAAATTCTGTTGTGTCATCTTTAAGTCCTATAGTCTCAGCTCCATAACGAGCAAGTTGCGTTCCTGTAGCAAACAGTCCTGCCATTCCTGAATACACTGGCCCTAAGAAATTTTTTGCTTCTTGCCAGTATTCACCTGAATTATTCTTAGCTTGAAATATACCAGTCATTGGAATTAAATCACCAAAGCCTAGTCTTGTAGAAAATGTAGCTCCAAGTGTAGGGTCAAGTCCTCCTCTTAAAACAAATGGTGACGCACCAGGAATGAAAGCATCAATAAGTTTAGCTGCTTCCTGCTCAACAGTTCCCATTTTAATACCAAACTTCTGTGCTAGTGTTTCAATTAAATCAGATAGGTCGTCAGCAAATGGTAGTCCTGATAAACCTGCAAGGAGAAACAGTGTAGTTAGCATATAAATTCTACCGCTCTTTGGTAAACCTTTCATTAACTCGACAGTAATAATAGGAAATTGTTTATACATAAAAATATATTGTGCTAAGTTTCCTCTAGCCATTTCAGGTCTGTTATACATAGCATATTCACCCTGTGATGTGTTTACTGCTTTTGTTGCAAATGTTATTGCGTTTTGTTGTACAACCACCTGTTCATCTTTCAGAAGTTTATCGTACGCTTTACCTTCAAAATTAGTAGCTAATATTCTTTCTCGTTCTAATCTGTATGCCGCAAGAAATGTAGCTCGTCTGTTAAGCTGTTCCGTGTAAGAGAACATATACATCCATCCTTTAATAGCACCATTAAAATTATTACTAGCTCTACCACCTCTTGATGTTCCGACTAATGCATTAAACTGTGCAGCTTGTAACACACCTGCACCTGTGGCTTCTAATAGAGCTTCAGCTTCATCTTGCTCAAACCTGGATTGTGCTAGTTCATCTTGGTTATTAGCTAGTTCATATACAGTATCATAGTTAGATAAACTTCCTCCTTTTACATCATATGTAGCTCGTGCTATTGCTGCAGCAGCAGTGGCTAAACCAAATCCTCCGCCATATCCTCTTTCTTTATTATAAGTGCCTAGGTATGGGATTGCATGTGATGGTAAAGATATTAAGTTGATTCCAGCAGTAGCGATTGAACCACCAAGCTGTAACAACACAGCAGTTAATTTTAGTCTTGAACCTATTTCACCAGACAATGCATCTTCTGTTGAGTCTACAATACTGGCAGAGTCAGAATAAAATTGAAGTAGTTTATTAGCTTCTTCTCTATATCTTTCACCTCTACCTTGATTGCGTATATAATCTTTGTTAGTTAAAGTTTCACCTCTTTCTGCTTTTGCTAAACCTTCCCTAGTCTTTGCTTCGTTAAAACCAGGCTGTCCTATATCAGCGGAATGACTATAAGAATATGCATATTGTTCATACTCTTTTATAGCAGCTTCTTTTTGTTCTTGAGTACCTTCTCTTGTAGCTTTTTCAAGTTGTTCTAGTCTATCAGGGTTACCTCTAAAAAAACCATCGTTATCTATTATATCATTAAGCTGCCAAGTAAAGGTAACTTTTCCTGCAATATGCCCCATAGTTTCTAGATGTTCTGCAACACTTCGTACAACATCCTGATCCCACCCTGGGTTACCTGTTTTTTCTAAACTGCTTCTAGCTCTGTCACTAACACCTGATAACGCAGTAATAACTCTAGCTCTTTCATCTATGCTAAGTCCAATATCTAACTTACTAACAATAGACATAAACTCTGTAAGATTTAATGTGTTGGCAAGAGGTTGTGACTGTCTAGCTTCTGCTACCTCTGGTCTAATAAACACTGTAACATCTAATCCATCTACGTCTTTCATATTATATCTACTTTCTTTACCCTCATCATCTCTTACAAATTTTTGATTTAATTCTGTTTGTATATCTACTGCGTCTTGCTTTGCTTCAGTTTGAAAATATGGTAATGCTCCAGCAAAGTTTGCTTGTAACTTAACAGCTTTATTAGTTTTTACATTATATGCCTGCATACGAACTTGGTATTTACCTCGTCTAGTAAATGGAACATAACCTGTCATCATAGTTCGTTTAGCTTGAAACTCTGCATTTACAATCTGTTGGTCATGTGCAAATAAGTTTAAGATAGTATCAGTTACTTCAAAAGCTTCATTCTTTTTATATTTTATATTAGCTAAATTTGGTAAAGAATTAATAATGTCAGCAAGTTCAGGTCTTTGAAATTCTTTAGTTTCTTTAAACGATGGATTACCATTTTCATCTATGCTTCTACCTGCCCAATCGTCTAATTTTTCAGGTTTCCACAATGCTCTGTTTATTTCTTTTATAAATCTTTGAGCTTCTTTTATTTGTGCTTTATTAGGAGTTCCGTCAGCGTTAGGTTTTTTTCTCATTATGTTAGTGTACTCTTCAATAATCCTGTTAAAAATTTGTACATCTTCACTTGTAGGAAGTCCGTTCTGTCCTGATATAGTTTGAATTTTTTGCATAGCTCCGGTTTTTTGTCCTACGGCAGCAAGTAAATTTGCTTCAAGCACATCAATTGCAGCTTGGTTTACAGCATTTCTATTTTCTTCATATATTCTATAAGCATTATTAAATTCTTCTTCAGTTATAGCTACACCTTTTTCATCTACTCTAAATGATTTTGTTAAAGGTTCAGACCCATCGGCTAGTTGATAAGGAACACCTTCTTTAAATTGTTCTTTAGTAAGTTTACCTATCTTTTCTAATCTGGCACGATCTTTTTTATTCATTACTGGTGCATCACCTGTTTTATCTAACAAGTCTTCTGCTTGTATACTAGCTGGGGTTTCTGACCTAGCTTTAAACGCAGCACCAAAAGCAAGCATCTCACCTCCTATTTGCAGTTCTCTTGCTGATGGCCCTTTACCAAATCCAAACCAATGTGGAGTATGAGTATATGCTGTCATTCTTTCGTACTCAGACATTACTCTTCTAGTTTTACCAGCTGACTTCTGAAATATATTAAATATTTTTTGTAGTCCTTCGCTTCTTTGAGATTTGTTATTTAAAGTTTGTACGGTTTCAGCAACTCTTCCAAGATAATTGCTAGCACTTTCGCCTTTACCTTTAGGAACTTTCTTTAAAAATTCTTGGAACTTATCAAAGCTACCAAATGCTCCTGCTTTTTTATTGAGGGCATAAGTATTTGCCCAGTTAGTAGCGTGTGTAGCTGATGTATTTTCCATAGAAAACCTGCCATGCTCAGCTTCTGATTCTAATCTTTTTATATTTTCTGCTATTTGTTTTACACCAACAACACCTTGACCACCTGTCATTAAGTTCCTACGAGACTGTCTTAGGAAGTACCGCGTAATATCTGCATCACCTATGTTTATTAAATCACCCATACCTATTGTATCTAGTACAGCCTGAACTAAATTTTTAATACGATAAATTAAACGACTATCAAATGATGCAGCTTTATCAGCAAGAACTTCTTCTACAGCTTCCATCATATCTATACCTGGGCGTGAAGTCATCATCTTGTCAACTTCATTTTTTACAAACCCGTCTGTTCTGTATATTTCACGGAAGATAGCATCCATTCTACTACGAGGCATAAAAGCACGAAAACCAAAATGCCCTAATGCCTCGTGAGCAACAACCAATCTTGCTTGTTCTTTTGACTTTATATAATCACTAAAAATTATAATTTGGTCACCAATAGAATACCCAGCTGCTTCTACTGTATCAAAATCTTTAAGTGGTCTACCAGCTGCTGCGCGTCTGTAAAGCTCTGGATTACTTTCAGCTAACTCTTGTACATTAGCGACTACAGTAACAGTTGGTTTTACTTTTAATTTACTAAGAACTTTTTTAATAATAAGTTCTATATCACCTTTAGCAATAGGTTTTACAGGTTTACCATCTGCTCTACGAAATCTTCCTGAGTCATCAGTCTTTTGGTCAGCAGCATTTACTTGGTCATTAAGAGATTCTGTTGTGTTTGTTGTTGCTTCTTCGTTTCCTCTTCTAAGTCTGTCTCTACCTGTTGCTTCTCTTGCTGTTGGTTCAGCAGATGAATCAGGTATAAGTCTGCCATCAAACGTTTGTTTAATTTTTAATCTGCCTCCAGTAGTAAAATAATCTTTTAACTTATGACCATTAGCCATAGTATAATTTTTTTCTTTAGCCATTAGTTTGGCATACTTCGTTTCCATTTCATTTGTAGCAGGATCAGCTTTACCCGGAAGGTCGCTCTTTATTGGAAAATTATTATATGCTGTATACGCACCGTTTTTAATAGAAACTTTTTCAAGATGAGAATTAATAAGCGCAGCTAACCCTTCAGCTTGGTCTTGTCGAAATTGTTTTCCTCTATCTGCTTGTCTTTCTCTACCAGACGCACCAAGTGCTAAATCATATAATCTTCTGAATTCATCTAGAGGTATACTTTCACCAAGTAATTGTTTTTTACGCATTATATCTTGTAATCTTTCTGCAGTTTCCTCACCAAAAACTGTACCTTGTTCTTGTTCTTCTGTTGTTATGTTTGATGTAAGAACTTCTATTTGACTATCAGTCCACCATTTTGGCATGTTTGCAAGCGGAGCTTTAATTGAACTAAGAACATTTCTTTTTAAAGCATACTTTAACCAATCTTTTTCTTTACCTTCTGTATTAGTTCCTTCTTGAACTTTAGCTGCACTATTGTTTATCGTTTTAATAAAAGCTGCGTCTAATACTTTTTGTTCTCTAGAAGTAAAGTTAGTAAAGTTAAGATAATTAATAGCTTGTGCTCTTAATGTATCTTCTGGTATGTTTTCAGCAAAAAATGCAAACTCCATTAGAATTTCACCAAGCATATAAGCAGCTCCAACATCTTTTTCAAATGCTCCCGGAGTTATACTTATAATATTAAAATCTGCAATAACAGAATTAAGTTCTTCTTGTTGAGTAAATCCTTGCAAAGAACTTAAACCAGCAGTACCACTGCCAAATTCTGTTTGTTCTTCTTTTTTAACTTCTGGTTTAGGTGGAATTCGTTCTAATACAAATTTAGCTTCTGCAGCTGTTAGTGCAGCTAAATCTCCGTTGACTGTATCTTCGGCAACTAAATTATTCCAAAGTGTTTTAAAGTTTGGTGGTAATCTGTCATAGCCTAAAGCACCACCTACAGTTAATGCATTCCACATTTCAATAGGTGTTCTATCTTTAACAGGTACAAAGATATTACTTATGCGAGCTTCTGATTCCTGAGCTTGTTTACGAATCCTGTCTTGCCTATCTTCCCTAGCTGCTCTTTTTTCTTCTGCGCTAGCAAACGCGATCGAGCGATTTGTCGCTTTTCTGATTTGCTCCTTAAGCCTATTCTCTTGGGCAGTTGTGAGTTGCTGGGCGTCTCCTCTTCGAATTGCTTGGCCAGCTCCGGTTTGTTCTTGTACAGCCACTTCTTCTGGGCTTCCGATTTGAATGGCATCTTGACTCCTTTCTATTTCTTCTGGTGTTGTTGGTGGTCTTACTTGTGTTCTTACTGTTGGTTCACTAGTTACTTGTTCCATTTCTGCTATAAGATTATTTTGTTCTGTTAAATTGTTGTTATCTAAAGCATTTTGAAAATCAATAATGTAATCGTTTATTGTATTTTGAGGAACATTCTGTTGTTGCATTTTTGCTAAAAGCGGTGCAATAGCAATAGCTTTATTAGGAACAGGAATAGGAATTCTTTCTTGTCCTGCATCTTCTAACTGAGTTTGTGTAGGTTCTGTAGGCTCTGGTGTAACCACAGGTGCTGCTGCAGCTGGGCCTCTTTGTAATCTTCTCATTCCTGGTATCGTTAACTGTCTAGGTTGTCTAGCAGGTCTTTCTGGTATTGGAATTTGTGCTTGTCTAAGTTTAAATAGTCTTTGTTGTTCAGGAGTTAATTCGCTTTCAGCAATTAAACCTTCTAGTGCTTGGTTTACTCTTGTTTGATTTTCAAGTTCAACTTGCTGTTCATAATCTCTATATTGAATGTCAGCTATTTCTTCTTCTTGTCTAGCTTGCTCTAATCTTTGTTGTTCCATCTGTTGGATTTGTTGCTGTTGTGCTTGTTGTTGAGCTTCATTAAACTCTCTTTGTCTTTGTGCTAGCTCAGCTTCTTGTTGGTTAATCTGTCGTAGTTGTTGAATTTGATTTTGCTGTTGTTGAATTGTATTACTAGCTAGTAAAAGTTGTTGTCCTGCAGGTGTCTGTTGTATTTCCTGTGCACTCTGAGCAGGTGTATCAAATGGAATTGTTTGCTGTTCTAATGGAAGTGTTTGCTGTCCTGCTCTTTCTAACTCAGCTTGTGTAGGCTCTGGTGTAACTACAGGTGCTGGTTGCTGTGGTATTTCTGATAATTGATTTAAGTCACGAGCAGTAACTGGTTGTTGAGGTGGAAGTATAACTCCTTGTTGTCCTTCAGTTTGAGCTGGTAGCACAGGTTGATTAGCCTGAACTACTGTATCTAATAACTCTCCTTGACGAGTCTGTTCACCTGCTACAAAGTTAGGAGGCCCAGATACTTGAGAGATAGGAGGAACAGCAGGAGGAATAACTGGAGTACCACCTGGTGGTAATTGATCTGGTGAAGGAGGAGGCTCAGGGCCTAAGACATCACCTTCGATACCAGGACTTGGTAATAATTTTTGGTCAGCTTTCGGTTCAGTTTTATTTAATATATCAGTAGCTTCGCCTCGTTTAAGAAGATTAGCACCACCACCTAGTGGGCCACCAATAGCAAAACCTGCTGCAAAAGCATTGATTAATCGTTTACCTACTTCAGCATCACCTAGTTGTCCTGTACCTGCAAGAAGAATACCTTCCTGTCCAACTTCAGTAAGACCTTCAAGTGTACCACCAACTGCTAAACCTTTACCTGCTCTTACAACTCTATTACCTTTTGTAAGAAGGTCAGGGCCAACACCAAAGATACGACCCGCTAGAAAAAATTCTGGAAGAGTTTCAAGTGCTGCGTATGGTATAGCACCAAAAGCTGCTGTAGCTCTATTACCTTCACCTGTATCTCGCACTTCACCATAGATGTCACCTATACCCATAAGATAACTACCAGCTGTAGAAGTTATAGCAGCACCTCCTGCCATAGCTTGACGTCTACCTTGCTTAAGTGCTCCTCTAGCACCACCTAGTAATTCATCAGCTTCAAGTTTACGAAGCTGACTAGCAGTAGCTAATGACCCAGGTTTAGGTCTAAGAGCAGCTGCACCATACAGACCTGCACCTTCACGAAGTAATTTTCTTTCACCTTTTGTAAGTTTTTGTCCGTTACTATATTTTGTGGCAGCTTTTAATAATTCTTTTTTTACTTTACCTCTACCAAATGTAGTAAGTACAGCACCACCTACAGCAGTAAAAGGGTTAGCACCACCACCTGCAACTGCACCTGCTCCAGCACCAGCAAGAGCTACCAGTATTGATTCTATTAAGTTTGGCCCTTGTTGTGCTAAGTTAGCAACAAACCAATCTATTGCACCATGTCCACCTTCGTTTTCAAAATAATCAATGCTAGTAAATTCTCTTTGAAATGGTTGGTTATAATATAATTCCTGTGCCGCACTGTCTACCCAGCCCTGTCCTAGTTCTTCTGCACCAAGAAACTGTGCAGCTCTACCAGCAAGTAACTTTAAATTACTACCACCTATCTCAAAATTTCTTGCCATAAGAGTACCCTTACCAGGGTCTTCTATATTTCTCATATAGTTTTTATAAGAATCAGGAGATACGCTTTGCCAGTCTGGAGCATCAGGTACAGTAGTAGCTCTAGGCTTATCTAAGAATCCTTTACCTTCTGCATCTAACGCTGACTGTGAATCATCAGCATCATACAGTGCACCATTAACAAACATTTTATTTTGAGAAGGACTAAACAATACAAGAGGCCCTGTCTTAGGAGGTTCGTTAGTAGATAACAAAGCAGATTCTAGTGATTTAGCTTCTTGTTGTAGTTGTATATAGGGGTCAGCAGCATTTGCTCCAAGTTGTGATTTACCACCGATTGGATCAAAAGGATTACCTGTTCCAGGAGCACTGGTAGCATCGTAAAAGTTACTTGAAAAAGGTTGTAATCCTGCTTTCTTTACCATATTTTTTACCTTTGATATGGGTTATTATTTGTATTACCTAAATTAACAGGTCGTTGTACCTGAACTTCTCCTAGTATTTCTTTTGTACTTCCATCAGGTTGCGGTTGTTCTATATAGTCTATCATAAAAAATTGATTTCCTCTTTGTACATAAGGTATTCCATCTACCTTATCCAATTTTACTGTGTTATCAAATTCAAATTTCTTTTTTAGATTTTCATAGTAAGCATTTATTCCTGCTAGATAAGCAGCGCCTCTGTCTTTTGAAGCTTGTAATTGCATTGCAAGTTGATTCTCAAATGATTTTAAGTTCATATTAGCTGCTAGCGTAGCTTGTGATGCTCTATATCCTTGGTCAAATGCTAGTCGTAGAGTATCGCTAAGTTGATTATAGTCCATAGTTTTATATGGTTTACCTCCAATAGTAACATCATACTTATTATCAGAGCGTGTATCAATACGAATATCTAAACCAGAAAACTCTGACCAGACCATAGCAGCTCTGTCTACACTACCTTTCTGTAGGTCAGATAGTGCCTGCATACCCTGTAGATACATAATTTTAACTTCAGCTTTCTTAGCTTCTAATGCACCTGCATCACGCATTGTCCTAGCTTTTGCCATAAGCTCTGTAGATTGATTCATTAAATTAGTATATGAGGTTTCATCTGCACGACTTACTTGTGCTAGTCTTCTAAAATAATCTGCACGCTGTGTTAAAGTTTGTACGTTTCTATTAGTATTATTAATTACCACTTCTCTTTCTTCAAGAAAATTTCTTAAATCAAAACCAACCCTACTAGGATCATCTATATAAAAAGCAGGCTTTTCTACTTTTGTATCTGTTGTAGTAACTTTTTCTTCTGGTGGTTCTTCACCAGTATCAACACCACCTGTTTGGTCTATAACTTGTAGAGAACTTAAGTTTTGATTAGCTGTAACATTGTTTGCAGTGTTTGTTGCCTGTGCAGTATTATTATTTAAACCAACATTTGTTGTGGTTTGGTTGTTCTGATTAACAGCTGCACTTGTTGTGGTTTGATTGACTTGATTAGGAGCTACTGGAGTTTGATTAAGTTTACCAGCTATATGGTTGTAAAGACTTACATATGCTTGATTGTAATCACTGTTAGAAATGTTTCCGTCATCTATAGGTAGTGGGCCTTTGTTATCTCTTACTTTATTTGCGTTACCTTGATAGCCTGCACCCCATAAATTTTTAGGTAGACCTATAGCTTTATTATAAATAAGCTGAGCAAGACCAGCTACAAGTTCTCCTTGACTGCCTGCAGGATTAGCCCTAGGGCCTGCTCTTTTCATTTTGGCAATCATACCAAGAACTTTATCTACCATAGCAGGATTGTTAGGATAGATAGCTTCTACCTGAGCTCTATTCGCTGGGTCAGCAAACCATTTCTGTAGATTGTTAAACTGAGCATTGGTAACTTGCATACTACCAAAAGCACCACGACCACTACCTTTGTTTACACGCCCAAAGTCAGACTCGATACCAAAGATAGCTAATGCTGCAACTGGGTCTATACCCATTTCATTTGCTAGTTCTACAAGTTTTTTAGAATTATTAGTATTAAGAATATCATTAGTATCTATAGAAGTTATACGACCATCTATAAGTTTTTTAGTTCTCTTAGAAGTTTCAGTTATTACTTCTTGTGTGGCTTGAGGTTTTCTATCGGCTTTATATCTTTCCATAAAACTAAATGGATCATTTTTTACATCTTCTAAATACTTTGGGTTTTGGTATATGAAATTTTTAAACTCATCACTGTTGTAAAAAATATGAGCTTCTCCTTGCTGTTGAGTAACACTTTGAGTTCCTTGCCCACCTTTACGCTTAATACCATACTGCTTCATAATAGCATTAGTATCATTATCAATAGTTTTTCTTCTTTTTATTTCAGTTGCACGCTCAGAAGTAGTTTTTTGTCTACCTCTACTATTTCTTTGTGTTGGTAAATCAATTTTATCTGGGTCAACAGTTGGAAATGTTACATCAGGTGTAAGAACTGTAACATTAGGAGTTGGTTGTAAAGTACCATCATCAGGAAGTAAATCACCAAATCCTATTCTACTAGATACGCTTTCGTCTTTTTCTTCAGATTTATCAGGTTCAATAGGTATATACTTACCACCAAAATTATCAAGTTTTAAACCTGCAGAACCTTGGTCTAAAGCAGTTACTTCAGGTAACTTAGGTTCCCCGCCAGTTAAGTCTTGAAATTTAAGTCTATTAAGTCTAGCTTGTTCTTGACGTTGTCTTGCTTGCAACTCCAATTCATCTCGTGCACCTTGTCTAAACGCAGTAGGGTTTAAGTTACCAGCTATATTTCTTAATACCATACTAAGCTCCTAAAGTAAGTGGTAAACTGTTTCTGTCATCTTTATCAGGATTTATTACACCAAGTTGATTATTAAATTCTGCAGCTGATTGTTCAATATCTTCATCTTCTTTATTAGTATTACCAGAACTAGTATTGAGACCACCAAAGAAATTCATAATTCTATCTTTCTGTGCAGTAGCAGCATTTGAATCTCTTGCACCTTTTGCACTTGCTAACTCTAACAATCCTCCTGCTCGCGTAACACCGCCTGTATTTCCAGTTGGAATAAGATTAGTAGCTGCAGTTAAAGCTGTATTTTGTAGTCCTACACCCTGTCCAAAACCTTGGTCATACGCAGTTTGTACATTTAAACCACTTTGTAGTGCTGCTCGTCTACGTTCACCTTGAGATAAACCTCCGCTACTTAATGCTGATGTACGCTCAAAGTTTCTTAGTTTTTGACCTTGTGAAATAGCTGCTCTATTAGCTGCTTGTAAACCAAAGTAATTTGGATCATAATACCCAGCTTGAACCATATGTGCTTTAGCCGCATCCATCTTAGCATTAAACGCTGCTTCATCTTTTTGTCTAAGAGCTTCTAGTTCTGCTTTGTATTCTGCTATAGCTGCTGCTTCCTCAGCATTATCAGGTGTAGGAACTAGAGCTTCAGCAGCTGCAGCTCCACCAACTTGTAATACAGTATTAGCTAGTGCATCAGGGCTAGTAATTTTACTTACAACTTTTTGTCCGACATCAGATAAACCTGCTTTCATAGATTGAAAAAAACTTGGCTGAGCAGTAGTATTTGAAAGTGAGGTATTAACAGCATTAGTAGCAGTTAAACCACCAGTATTAGATGCCAGCATAAAATTAGGATCGCCTCCTCCAAATGTATTAGCACCACCATATGTATTAGCATTAGCATTTAGTATATTTGGATCAGAAGTAATATTTGGCGGAGCTGCTTGACCAAAGTTTGCTCTTGCTCCGTATCCGCCAATACCTCCTGCTATAGCTCCACCAATAGCACCAGCTCTTACACTGCCGCCTGTAACTTTAGCTGTAATAGCACCAAGCCCAGCACCAACAATAGCTGAACTAATAACAGCTCCAGCTGTAGTAGCCATAGCTCCAGATATTGCAGCACCTAAAACACCTGATGCTGCAATAGAACTTGCAATCGCAGGTGCCGCAATAGGGATAGCCACCATAGCTGCAACGGCAAGAACTTTTTTAGTTCCACCCCCATGATGTGTCATAGGAACTGGGGTGATAATAGTTTCGCTAGTAGGTCCCACCGAAACTACTAAAGGGTTTATGATAGTTTGCATTTAGACCTCCTTTGTTAAATCCTGTCTTAGTAGTGAATACTTTCGTTCAAAGCCCTGTGCTTGTAGTATTTTTTCCATAGCTGGGGCAACTAAACATTCTATTTGAGAAACTCCGCAAATCTGTGCCCAACCACAAACTTGTTTCCAAAACTTTTTCATATTATGTCGTAAATTTTTTCCACCTAAAGCTAATACATTCATAGCTGTAAATCGTGGATAATAAACTAATTCTAAAGCTATAGCTAGTTGTATGTCAGGAACTTCATCATCATCATTTTTAGCAACAATAATAAAAAGCTGACCTTTTAATCCTCGCTCATATATATCTTCTACAGTCATTTCACCATGCATAGCTTTATCAATACATTCCTGAAACAACGGAATACATCCACCCCAGTATCTATCAAGTAATTCTTTTGTAGATAACAACTGAGCATTGTATTGTTTATGTTCTTGTTGTACCACTTGTAATGTCATGTTGCTTTTGTGTCCTTACCAATCATTTTATCAAAAAACTCTGTGCCTTTACGGGCTACAACATTTTTAGGTATAACATATTCACCGCCTTCAACTTCAAAATCAACCTGGTCACTACCTTGTACTCTTCCACGGACACCTCCTTGAGCATGAGATTGGCCAACTACCAATCCACCGACTGCCATTTGAGCTGGTGGTTGAGCTGGTGTTTGTGGCATAGGAGCCATAGGAGCGTCTGCGCCTTCAATCTGTACATCAGCTTCCATAGCTTTTGCCGCCATAATAATAGCAGTAATTAATCCTTCATCATATTGTTCTGGAATTTCTTCAGCTGGAAGTATTCCTCTTTGAATAGCCATTTGTCTAATCTGAGGATACATAGCTGGATTTTGCTGTACTGTTTTAGCAAGCTGTATAATCATGTTAAGTTCGTTAGCATCAAGTTCACCTGATTGAATACCTGCTTCAATAGCTGCTCGTATTCTAGCAACAGCTTCTGGATTAGCTGATAGTGTCTGATTAATTTGACCCTCCATCATAGATGAATCCATAGGCCCTTGTGACATTTGAGCAGGAGGAACCATGCCTCCTTCTTGCATCATCATAGTTGGGTTTTGTCCAGGTTGCCCCATAGGTTGATTTCTAAAATCCATAGCTGCAGCATTAGGATTACCACCTTGTGTTGTACCTGTAGGTATTTCACCCAATGCTCCTTGTGTAACAGGAGTTGTAGGCATTGTTATTAATGTTTCAATTGATGCTGGTAAATCCAATGACACAGATGTGGGTACAGCTGCTGGAACACCTTCTTCCATTGCCATAGGATTAGTTGGTTTCATTACCATATTATAGCCCTTTCATTTGTTGAATTAGTAAATTAAGTGCAGCTCTTGTCTCAGCTACATCGGTAGCTAAAGTCTGCACATCAAGTACAAGTTTTTGAAAATCATCTAAAGATGCAACATTTTGACCGCTTATAGCAAAACCTGTACCTTTTGCAGTTACCTGTACTAATTTTTGTGCACCTAATGGATTTGTTGTAATTTGACCCTGTGTAATAGCTTTACTTGCAGTATCAATTTCACCACGTAGTCCAGTTAGTAATTCTACATTTTCTTTAACTGTAGCTATAAGTATAGTTTGGTAGTCTGTAAACCCTCCTTGTGGTACTGCTGGTACAGTTGTAAATCTATTGTTAACGCTCATGCTGTCCTCAATCCATATGGAGTTTCACCTATATGTATTGCTCGTATTCTTGCCGAACCCGAAACTCCTATTTCAAATGTATCACTTCTATATCCGCTTGGCAATCTAAATACATCGCTAGAACTTACTGTCCCTTGAAATATTAACTGTTTATCAACAAACAATTTAAAAGTAACTGGTAATACTCCTGAAATTTCTAATTGAAACTGCGTTTGTGCATCTGCATTTATTGCATATGAATTTAATGTACCTGAATTTTCTACTCTACTTCCAGAATCTGTATAGTCAGTTGGCCCGTTAACTGTACCAAGTTGTTGGCTTTTAGTCCATATTACAGCATTACTAGTAGGTACACTATTATTGTAAGCTATAATATTTTCTGTTTCTGTAGCTGATGTATCAAAATCTGCAATGACTCTAGCAGCTCCAAGATTCATAAAATCTTTGGTAATAATAGCTTTTGACTTCCATTCTAATGGAGAAAGAATTTGGTCTTTATTATCCCATTCATATAAATTACCTAAGTTATCTCCTATATAATACATTACACCAGTTTGATAATCAGTACATGCTGCAGTAAAAGTATAGTTTATACTTACAAGAAGTCCTCCTACAGTATCATCTCTTTCAAATATAAGCGAAGAAGCTGAATGAGAACCAAAGTATTTACCATTGTAGTAATGTCCAATAAGAGTAGCAGGGTCAAGAGCTGCATTCCAAGTATCCCAATCGTGCACTAACTTAGTTACGATGTCTGTACCTTGTGAAGGAGCATGACTAGCAAGCCCTCCGTGAGTAGCCCATAAAACAGCATACCCCATATTAACTACAGATTTTTTAGAAAGACATGGATATAAACTATCAACACGAGCAGACGACATAGTAGCAGGGTCATTACCTGATACCTGATATGGATATTCTTTTGTAAGCACTAATATAAATCCTTGTATAGGTTCTATTGCTACAATGTCTGAATCAAAAGTCATTCTAAATCGTTCAGGCCATGCATGTGGTTTATCAGGAAATGAAAAACATAATTGATTATCAAAAAATCCAACAAGTATATTATTGTGAGCTGCACGAATACCTTTCATACCTGTAGGTGGAGGATCGTTATCTTCAGAATCTAATAATCTAGATAGACCTGACACTAAATAATTATCTGTAAAGTTAAAACTACTATCACCCCAATATATTGCTGTTTGACTTAATGACTCAGCTACATCGTGAAACACAGTACCGTTAGTATCAGCAGTTTCAGAAATAGCATTACCACTATCGCTAAATGTAAACGAATACTTATCAACAATAGAAGCTACAGTAAATGTACCATTCATACTGCCACTATCTGTAGTCATACCAGATAATTTAAATCTATCATCTACAATAAAATTATGAGGGTGTGCTAAAGTTAAAGTAACTACACTACCAACTCGTTTTACTTTAGTAGTAGTTGTTGGAAACCATAATGTTCTTAATAAAAAATACTCTGTAGCTGCTGCAGAAACAACAGTTCTATATAACCTTACACCTCGTACAAAGTTTAAAGTTGGTGAACTAGGTTTTTGTTGTGGTATATTACTAACTGTTACAGTTTGTCCTTCTTTAATATACACTTCAGCAGATGGTAAAGATGGTATAGACTCTTCATCCCAAGGTGTAATCCATGTATAGACATATGTTCTAATCTGTGTGTTACCTGCCATATCAGCACGACCAGTAGTATTTGCTGTTTTTGCAACTTGGTCTCCAGGACTAAAGTATGAAAAGTCAGTAGTGTTAAGAACAGTAATTTCTACATTAGTAGCATTAAAAGCTTTAGCTTCATCAGATGTACCAAAATCTCTAACAGTAACAATATTACCTGAGCGTAAGTTATGAGTTGTTCCTCCATAAAATGTTGCAGTATTACCACTATCTCTTTCATAGTGTGTAGCACTTACAACAGAAAATGATACTGCTGCAGTATTTAAAGTAGTTGTAGGTAAAGGTAATCCAAGGTCATAATATCCGTTTGTTACTGGGTATGGAGCACTTCCATTAGTAGCTAAATCATAGTTAGATACTTTGGGTGTGCCATCACCTGTATAATAAAATCTTTGCTCAGTATCTTCTGTTGATGTAGTAGTTGTCCAAGGAGAAGAAGCAGTAGCAATATCTACATCATTGAGATAAGTAAGAAATACATTAGCATTATTAGTAGGATTAGTAAGTTTATATAATGTTTGAATTGTACCTGTCCTTCCAATGTTTTCAACTAGCTTTGGAGTTCTATAAGGTATAAGGTCACCAGAATACAACTTAACATTATAAGCTGTTTGAGCTGCTCCATCAGGTAATAACTCATCAGATATTTTTGGAGCTTCACCTAAAAACTTTTGTAGTTTTACTGAACCCATTAATCATCTACCATTTCTAAAGCAACTTCTGTTACATCATTATTTCTATTAGTCCAACCATTTCCAAATGTATCAAAAGTATCTAGACTTTTATAAAAATCTTGTCTTACTTTTTTAAATTTTTCTACCATATATCTTTTGTTTTGTCCTTCTAGTAACGCCATTGTTTTAGGACCAATCACACCATCAGGTTCTGCTCCACAACATTTTTGTAAACCTTTAGAACTTCTGCTTACTCCACTATTTACTGCCCAATCAAAAACTATATAATCTAAACCAGAAGGTAAAAAATCACAGTTAGCTTTTATCCAATAGTTTTCTAAATATATTGGAGCAACATCTTCTGGTGTAAGCTTTTTCATATCTTCTTTAGTAACTTCATAACCTAACCAATCCTCATAGACTTTTTTAGTAACTCCAAGATTAGTTATACCTCCAGGATCACTAGGGTGATTTACATATCCTCCTTCATGTTTTAATAAAAGTTCTAATGCTTTATCAAAATTTTCTCTCATTTTTTACTATCCGTTTTTTTATACTTATCAAAACTTCTCAATCCTGAAATTCCTAGCATACCGAATAAAAGCGGCATCATGACCGTCATGTCAGCTTGTGGGATTACTACTCCAAATCCTGCCATAATCGGTGAGACCATATAGTTAATAGCAAGAGATAGCCCGCAAATCCAGCCAATGAGGGGCCTCCACGATGATTGAAACCAGTTGCCTTTAGCTTCTGCTTTATTTACTTCTATTTGTTGAAGAGCAAGTTGCTGGGCATGTTTCTCTGCCATAGTAGCTATGTCATGGCTCAGCTTCTGTTGTAAGTCTTTGTCTTTAACAAACTTTCCAATCAACTTAGTTGCTGGTCCTATTAAACTTAGTAATGCCATATGTCTATCCTTATATCTTCTGACTTAATCAGAATAGGTTTACAAAAACTTTTTACATTTTTAACTGTATTATACTGCACTTGATATGCAGCGCTTTCACAATCAGTTTTTTTCATAAATAAAGTAGGGCTGAATCTATCTTGTACAGGTTCATTGTTTAATAAAATAATTAACATATATACTTTTATCATTTTTTTCTGTTGTTCATAATAGCTGCACTTCCCATATATGCTCCGACTATACCTGCACCACTAATATACATAAGATTACTAATGTCAGCTAGTGCATTAACTCTTTCAATATCTACTATAAACATAGATATTGTAAATACACCCATACCAACAAGTGAAGCTGTAGCCATTCTACGTTGTGCTCTTTGTTTTCTTAAATCATGTTGTAGTTCAGCTGCTTGCATTTCTTCATCACTTACAACACCATCTTTATTTATATCTAGTTCATTATACATTGATTTTTTCTGTAGTTTTTTTTGCATTAAGCTAAACTCATTAAATAATTAATATAATAATACCCAGCAAATCCTACAACTATTGCTAAACAGATACAAATAGTTATTTGTTGTTGTAATTTTTTTCTTTTTATTTCTTCTTCAACTGCATCCATTTGCATTTTTCTTTGTCTAGCTATTTCTGCTTGAAGTCTTTCCCATTGTCCTGCAGTACCATATAACATAAACAATTCTCTTAATTCTTTTCTAGCTTGAGCAACTTCTTCTTTTTTAAAAAATTCGTCTATTGCGTTTGCTTCTACTCCGCCAAACTTAGAAAAAAAAGAATTTTTTTTTGCTTTTGCACCTGCTTGTAATTGAGCTTCTGCTTTTGCATATTTAGATATAGGACCACTTAATGACGCTATATCTTTGCCACTTTTTATAGCAGATGATATTGCTCCACTAGCGGCAGATATTGCTGCAAATGCTGATAATGGGTCAATCATTTACTTATCCTGTTTTATTTTTCTTTGATTTAACAATCTCAGCTTGTAAATTCTTTGGTAATGTCTGTTGCGCTGCAGTAAGTTTTGGTACTGTCCCACCATCTTTATACATAACTACATTTTTCTTTTTCTTTATTTCACCACCATAGCCATACATCTGTGTACCCATCTTCATTTTCTTTTTGTCTTTCATTTTATAACCCGGCATGTAATTCTCCTTTAGTTTAATAAGGTTAATATTATTGATACTAATCCTGCAATAACAGCTGCAGCTGAACCAATCATAATTCGTTCAAGTCTAGAAATCCGAGATAAAATCATTTTATAACGTTCTGCACATATTGCTTCGTGTTGTAAAAGTTCATTATTTATCTCAGCTGTAGTCATACGTTTTCTACTCATCTTCACCTTTCACCGCAGTTGTTTGGTTTACGACTGCCTGCGGTTTTTCATAAAGAGGTGGCTCATCAACAACCACTCCTTCGCTTACAAATTCATCACCTCGTAAAAATCTACCATCAGGCATCATAACAAGAGGTGTTCTTTTTATTTCTTTCTGCATAATTACTCCTTATGAAACTGTTGCACCACTGTTTGCAACTACAACCCATCCAATTGTATTAGCATATAATAACATTACAGTGTCGTTAACATCAGCAAACGCAACCGTTGTACCATTTGCAAAAGTTGCTGGTGTTAATGTTGCAGTCCCACCACCATCTACTACCATTGAAATAATTTTAATTTGACCAGCTGTTCCATTTGCAAGTGATATTGCAATAGCAGAACCACCAGTAGTAACTTCAGTTACAAGATGTGTTAGACTAATTGCACCAGCGCTACTAACTGCATTTACTTCACCTATGATACCTACTCCATTTGTTATTGATTCAAACAAAGCAGCAACAGGTCTAAGCTCAAACCTATCACCAATAGAAAAAGACCTAGCTGTAGTATTATCGTGTGCTCGTACTACTGTCATAGAATCACTAGAACGAGCTGTAACTTTTACAATTTCAAGATTATTTGATGTATCAATAAGAGTAGCAAAAAAGAAATCAGTACCTGTAATAGAAGGAAATTTAGCCCCTTGTCCAGAGTCAAGAGCAATAGTAGTAACGGAACTATTAATACTAGCTGAAAGAGTTCCAAATGCGTTATTAGTTACTTTAGCTACCATACTATACTCCTTTTTTATCGTATATACGTTTTAACATTTGTATCATCTGTCCACCTATTAACTCTTGCTACTGTTTTCATAGTGCCATCTGAATTTAACTCATTAGTATGCAATGCTTTAAAAGCATCCATATCACTAGCATTAGTAATTGCTGTTTCTATATCACCACAATCTTTTCTTATTGCAGTAACATAAGTTTTTACTGCATCAGGTATGGCTTTGCTACTGTCATATATACTTCGTTCTACTAGCCAGCTAAATCTAGCTATGTAATTGTTGGCTCTTGTCTTTGCTGTTTCTAATGCATAAGTTTTTAAACCTTTTGTTACTAACTGTTCACCTTCAAACATAATAGCTTTTCCATCACTGTCTACCTCTTTTACATCATCAAGTTTTTTATCTACTTTAGTATAACTTGTAGTCACTTTATCTGTATCAAATTTGTAAATTGGTTGAGAAGTTATTTCGTATTTATCATCTCCTGTTACTCCAGGTATTACTTCATATATTCCAATTTTGTTTAATTCAGACCAAGACCAAGATGTAAATATAGTTCTTGGGTGTCGAACATTATTTATAGTAATTGAAGTTGGATATTTTATTATTTGTGTTACCTTTTTATCTTCTACTATTGCATACATTGTTTATCTCCTTATTTAAAATGCGTTACCTGTCTTCAATGGATTATCTCCAAATGCTATATAAGTATAATCATTACCATCACCATTACACCCAGCATTAGTTCCTACTACTTGAAAACCATTACTATAATACTTTACTCCATCATGGCTGTCTGCACCAGTTTGTTCACCTGCATCTGAATTCCAATAAATCTCTCTGTAAGTAGCATCATTAAAAGGTCTTGAAGTAGAGTTAGACTGTAACCAAGAACCGTTACCATCAGTTCGTTTCAGCATGACGCATTTGGGTCTGAAGTTGGTAACAATCATTGGACCTTTTGCCGCACCTGTACCCATGTAATATCCGAACTGACTGTATCCAGGTATTGATGTCCACGCATACAAAAGATAGTTAGTACTAGCTCCACCATTTGTATTACCAGAAGTACCTAAAGTAATTAATGTAGAAGATGGATGAGTGTCATTCCATATAGGAGCATAATCACCAAAACCTCCATTACTACTCATATGTATATAACCATCTGCTCCTGAACCTCCACCTTGGTCAGCCCTTTTTGTGTAAGTTACATCAGCAGTAGTAGAATTTCTTGGTTCGCATATCATCCATTCAGGAGCCTTACCTAAACCATGTCCTATAGTTGCACCATTACTTCCGTTTCCTGTATAGGTTATAATCGAAAAACCAGCAGAAACATTGGTTTGTCTGGTACAAGTAATACTTCCTGAACTATCCGATACTGTTGTACCTCCATTACACTTCCATCCAAAAGCAGAATATGTAGCACTACTATTATTAACATTAGCTGTATAAGAACCTGAAGCACCTACACTAAATCCATCACTATCAAATGAGGTAACATCTGTACTTGTAACCTCTGCATTATCAACAGCTAAAAACATAACTTTGTTTGCACCTCTTGATGAATCTATTTTTACACCATTAGATGCACTATCTCTTCTTTTTATAAATAATAAATCAGGTTGAAAGCCCATGCCTGATATGCTTTGCGTACCTCCATTACCAGTGTAGTTTACAACATTATGCTGTGCCGCTGTAGCACCATCATCTCCTGAAGGGTCTACACCAGCTTCAGTAACAAGGTTCCCGGAGCATAGGGCAAGAAAATTAGTGGGAGGTTGATATTGAAATTCACCGAATCCAGCAGAGTCGCTGTGGCTTGTAGCGGTTTTCTGCCCATTAAAAGTACTGTCCTGACCCCAGTTCTGCTCAAAGTTTTCACTATTACTATCATTATAACTACAAGTAATTGGTACCCACCTTCTATAACTATCAGCTAATTGACCACCAGAATAACTAGGATTTGTTCCAGCTGAAGGATTACCACTATTATCCCATGTATTATTTTTTCCAAACCATAATTTATTATTATCAAAGTCTACTGCTATTTGCCATACATCACCAGCTGCTCCTATACCAAAAGTCATATTAGTTTCTGTACCAGCATTATATCTACTAGCATATGAACCACTATTAGAATAAGCTGTGTAAGCTGGACCTTTAGCACTTGTTCCTTGTGGATAATCAAGCATCTGTTTATCTGCATACAAGCCAGGTTCCATATCATAAATACCTATAGGAAAACCATTACCAGATAAATTTTCTTTTTGATATGCTTCCCAATACCATTTACCTGATGATGGTATCATCATTGTACCTATAGGCGATCTCCATGCACCATTAGTATGCGTATACAAAGTATTACCAGCACTAAAAGTACCATTGCTATCATTCATAGCATTAGGATTTAAAGTACAAAAATTTGAATTAGCACCCATATTAATCTCCTACCTGATTTGTTGGTGAGTCTACGACTTGATGGTCTGCAGGCATGTTATTTGCTGTAAAATTATTACCATTACCACTAGAATCCGTACCTAGTGAACTAGCATTTGAGAATGCAAGTCTGTACCCATTATTTCCAAAACTTCCAGTATACTCTTTTGGAACCCACACACCGTTTTTTAACTCACCTACATCTGTATAAGAACCTCCACCATCAACTACTATAACTTCTGCTATAAGACCATCATAATAAGAACCACTATTAGAAGGACTTCTACCAAAATTAATAGTTGCTCCATCTCTTGTAGGTCCAAAATCTAAACCTGAAGTTATACTTGTAGTTCCATTCTGTCGCCAAAAATCTGTTTCACCAGTACCTGTTCCACTACCTGAAGTAAATGGTGGATATATCGATCCATTTATATAAAATTTAAATCTATCACCAGCAGTAGAATCATCAGAGTTAAATTCTATTATAAAATTTGTCCAAGAACTAGTATCACCAAATCTAGATTTTGTAGTATGTGAAGCACCTGCTCCATTAGTTGTTATTGTTACTGCATCACTAAATCCTGCAGGATTACCTGTATTATATTCAATTCTTAAAGTAGTAGAACCATTATCTCCTACTATACATTCATTTGTAGTAGAACCAACATTACCACCTCTTTTAAACCAAAATGATAAAAGACCTACATCTTCATTAGTAGCTGTTCCACTATTAGTACGAGATAAATAACTACTACTCGCATCATCAAACCTTGCACTAAAAGGAATTTGGTGTGAGTAAAAAGCACCACTACCTGCCGGGGGGGATTGCCATAATTCATTATTATATAGTGCCATACTTTTACCCTATGCAAACGCTAACTGCGGTGCTCCTAATTGAATTGACCCGGAGGCCTTAACAAAATATGGTATAACATCGACTGCATTAGCAGCTGTTGATATAGTTAAACCAGCAGCAGCAGCTGTTTCATAATCTGTTCCTAAACTTAATGTACGACTTCCAGTACCATCTTGAATTAATATAATAACTCCAGATTGACCTGCTACCTCTGTTGAAGGATTAGCTAGTGTTACGTTGCCTGTTGCAGTTACTATAAAATTTTGATATGTAAAATCTAAAGTTGTAGAACCAGTAATATTTCCTGTAAATGTTCTACCTTGTTGAGCTGCAACCCAAGTATTTGCTACATTTTTAAATGCTATATCAGAAGGTGTAATTAACTCACCAAGTCCTGCTGCTGTTATACGAAGTTCAATTCTATCTCCAGATGAAAACGATGCAGCTGATGTACTTTCCTGTGCTCTAGTAACTGTAAGAACATCTGTACTTCTTGCAGTTACTTTTACAATTTCAAGATTATTAGAAGAGTCAATTAGAGTTGCGAAAAAAAATTCAGCACCCGCTAGAGATGGAAAACGGGCTCCGTGACCACTTGCAACAGTAATACTTGTAGCACTAGTATTTATACCAGAAGCTAAAGTAGAGTGGGCATTGTTTGCAAATTTTATACTCATATTTAACTCCTTAGTTTACCGTTACTGTCCAAGTTATACCTAATGTATCTGCAGATGCTTTATTGATAACCGAAAAAACTGTCCTACACAATAGTGTACCACTTGAACTTGCGTTTAATATACCAGCTTCTGTAAGTGCCCCTGTTCCTGTACCAGCAGGAAATGTTGCAACATAAGCTACATTGTTTGTAGAAACAGTAGTAGAAGTAAGTGCTACTCTACCTGTTTCAGTACCTAAAGCTGTGTTTCCTGCAGCTGCTGCTGTACTACCAGTTCCTACCGCCATATGACTCATAGCTGTTGCAGATGCATCTTTCATCCTTGACGCTATGTAATTTTTACCTGTTGTAACAACAAGGTTAGGTATAATTATCTCGTGTTTTACATTTCCGTCAGGTTTTGTAAGAGTAAGTTTTAACTCACCCGTAACCTTAATAGAATCATTTATCATTTATCCATCTCCTTTATTTTAATGTGATCCTGCTCCCATTGGTGTTTCATTAAAGAAATGCCCGTTCACCGCATGAGAACCTGTTGTTGGTGAATCACTAGTATCAGTATATATAAAATTAACTAATAGTCCAGCATTTGTTAATTCACCGTAAGTTATTGTATCAGAGTTTACAATAGGTTGTCCAATATATCCATCACCACCTATTAAACCTGTAAGCTCTTGAACACCATCGCTATCAAAAGTATCATCTAATATTACTGTGCTATTTAATAAACTATCATCGTTTGAAATCTGTCCAGAAAAATCTAAAACTCTAAGTCTAAATGAATCTTGATTAAATACTCTATTATAGTGTCGCACTGTATCTGAAGCACCACCTAAAAACTTTTCGTTAACTGCACTAAAACCCTCATTAATTAAAAATGATAAATCTGCTACTTTAGATACTTCGTTACTATTTCCTATATGAAACCCTCTAACTTTACCTGTTTCTGCCCCATCAAATACAGAAACTCTATTAAACAATCTTTCTGTAGACCCTAATGTTAATGTTGTAGCTATACTTTCTACAGCACTAACAGTATCTGTAGGGTTTAATCCTATAGTAAATGGCCCAAACGAATCAGCCATAGTAAGACTATCTGAAGGAATTTTATTTGGTTGTAATACTGGAGAATCAGAAACAGTTACAGAATCAGTTTTACCTGCTGGTGTTACAGTCATTGCAGGTGTATCACTTGCAGCCACAGAACTAGTTTTGTTATTACCTGTGTTTGCTTCGTTAATAAGGTCTGTAACACTAACACTATCTGTTGGGTTTAGCCCTATACTAAATGGCCCAAATGAATCAGCCATAGTAATACTATTTGAAAAACCTTTATTTGGTACTATTAATTGAGAATCAGAAGTAGTTACAGAATCAGTTTTACCTGCTGGTGTTACAGTCATTGCAGGTGCATCAGAAACATTAATAGGGTCAGGATCAACATCAGAATCAGATAAATCAAAATCTATACTAGAATTTACAATTTTATTTGGTGTATCTGTTATATTAACTGAATCAGTTTTAACAAGGTCAACAGCCATAACAGGTGAATCAGAAACAGTTATTGAATCACCAGGTACTTTAGTTATTTCTAAAACAAAACTAGAATCAGTCATAGATACTGATTCACTTGCTAATGAACTTGTAGGTACAATTTCAGTTGTAAAACTAATACTTATAGCAGGAGCTGCAGCATATTTTAAATTAGTAAATGTATTAGAAGCCGATATATTGTTTGCTACAGTAGTAAGAGATAATAAAGTTACTGCAGCATATGTAAATTTTATATTAGCCATTAGCTTATTACATTCCCCATACCATTACCATGAGCAGTACAATAATACTGAGTAGGTAAAGTTCCAGTTGCAGGTACAACTATTGTTACTTTAGCTCCAGCTTGTCCTGCAGTTCCAGTTACTGTAACACCAGTTGTATATTGACTACCTGATGAATCTTTAAAATGCAATGGGTGACCGGAATTAGTTCCGTCACTTTGATCAAATATGTAGGTATTACCTCTAACAAAATTTAATACTGGATTACTAGAACCATTTAAATAAAATACATTACCTGTTCCACCACCATATAAATTACCACTAGCAACTGTTACAGTGTAAGTAGTAGTGCTAGGAGTAGTATCAGAAAAATTTTCTCTAACTCTAAATCTTAATACATCATATACTGTTTGTAACTGTCCATTAAAATCTACAACAATTTCTCCTTCGTATTCACCAGGGTCTACATTAAGTACATTACCAGAAAAATTAAATTGAACTTTACCATCTGTACCATCAGTTAAATTAGTACATGTTATAGTGTTTAAAGTAGAAGTTCCTCCTACTGCTTTAAATTTTACTTTTACTGTTGTTGTGCCAGCAGATACATTTAAAACTGTATTAGCAACATCATCTGTAAGTGTAACAATAATATTTGGAAGTTCGTCTCCTTTTACTAATCTAATAATATCAGCCATAAATCACCTCACGCAAATTTCTGTGCTTGTACCCTCATAGACGCTTTTGCTGCACCTAAGTTTGTTCTGGCTCTACGCTCAGATAACTTAAATGCAAACTGTTTAGCGTGGTATGAAGCTAGTTCTCTATCACTCCATGTTCTATCAGGCAACACTAAAAGATGTTGTAACGCTCCATGCATTATAACATTTTCTAATTCATCTAAAAACTTTTTATCCATCTTTGTTGCTGTTCGTAATGGTTTTAAACACACAATCATTCTTATATCATATGTTTTACTATCATCTGGAATAGGAGCAACAGAAAAATTATCAGGGTCTAACTGTGTTATATATCTTGGCTCAGCTCTTTCATTAGCATCTTGATTAGGCCATTTTGGATATATATCATATAGTTGTTCTATAGTAAGTGGTTTTAATGAATTACCATTTACTGTAGCAGTTAGAAACGCATGTACCTCGGAATCATCTGGTGCTTCATATGCATAGTCATGTGCACCGGGAACTAACCTTATTCTAGGTTGTTCATAACGCCAAGCTAAAGTACGTTCACATGCCTCTATAGCAGCATCACGAACGTACTGCTCTATAACAGGAGTAGGACATCCGGGCACACTAGGAGAAAGCCTATTAACAATATCGAGAAAAGTTCTGGTTGTATATGTGGGCATTACGCAACATCCTCCTCATCTAATCCGCCTCGTTCTGTATCAGTAATAGCTCTGCTTTGTGCAGCTACCCCTAGAGCTTGGGTAAACGAAGTTTGGAATAATTGTGCTCTATTAGAATTAACATGTTCGTTATCTACTGACTCTGCTATAAATATAGTTGCATCTATAACAACAGGAAAATAACCATCAGGTAGTAAAGCTACAGTTGCATCTCCAGCATAAACAGGAGGAGTTTGTGCATACTCACCTATTAATGTTTGGTTAGCAGGAGCTTTTGGATATATAAAAAATTTGTTTGCATTTCTAACATGACGCATAAAATTAATAGCAGGACCTGCTGCAGTATTCATCCAGGTTGGTAATGATTGGTCTAGTATTTCTCTGTTAGTTTCAATAACACCATCTCCGTTTTTTACAGAATAAATTTCTAACAAACGAATTGAATCAGCAGGCATTGACTGCACTACAGCATTTTCTGTAGTAGGTATATCTGCAATAATTGCAAACAAATCAGGTCGCAAAACAGCAATGCGTTTTAACGCTTGATTTGCAAAACCTAACATTACACTATCACTATATCTTTGTGGTGATACAGTATCTTGTAATATTCGTCTTGCTTCTGTTATTACATCATTTAATATCATTTTCCAAACCTTTGCTAGCTTCTTCAGCTAATTCTGGTGGAGTTTCACCTTTTGGATTAGGTATATTTTCTGTTTCCAAATTTACTTTAGGTGGTCTACCACGTTGTTTTTTTGGCATAAACTTTTCAGGAAATGCTTCTTCTTCAGTAACTTCTTCAGTTATTGGATTCTCAGCTAGAATTTCATTCCATCCGTAAATCTCACCATCTTTAATATTTCTTAACCATCTTTTTTTCTCTACCATCTTTTTCTCCTTTATGATTTCCAGTTTACACGACTGGATGAATTTTTCTTTCTCATTGCTGTTCTTGCTGCTGCGGTTTTACACTGCGCCATAGTAGGGCGGCAAGCAGGATATCCTCTTTTACTATCTTTTTTTGCTCCGCTTCGCCCACAAGGTTTACCTGTTTTACAGTCTACCCATCCTTTACCTTTATTCTGGGAAAACCATTTGCGAAGTGATGCACCTTTTTTAGTTTTTCTTACTGCTCCCATACTACGCTTTCTTTTTCTTTTTGCTCTTATTACCCCAGTTAGCTGCACCAACTTTTCTACATTTAGCTAAAGCGCCTGATGCATATGCACTAGGCCAAACTGAATAACGAGCTTTTACTTTATGGTAACAAGCATCTTTTTTAGATTTTACTTTTGGTGCTCCCATAATACTACCATTTTTTGCACGACCAATATCGTGCTGTTAATTTACTTGGAGGAGACGTATCACATTTATGTCTCGCTCTAAAACTTTTACGTCTGCCTGGTTGGTCTTTTTTAATTTTCATATTAGCATCTCCAAATCTAATAATTTTTTCTTTGCCATTTGCGCATGCTTTTACAACAAATTTTTTACCGCCAGAAATCTGACGTCTTGGTTTGTTACATGCCATTTTAGCTTTGTTAATTTTTGGTGCCATTATCCTCTAGCCTTTTTTTGAGCTGTAGCACTCAACTCTTTAAAATGAAATAAACGCTTACTAGTTTTAGTATGTGTTTTTCCAGAATGTAACTGACCATTTGGCATTTTATGTGTTCCGCCTTTGTGTTCAGTTCCATCACGGAAATAATGTTTCATACCTTTACCCATACTTACTCCTTTGTAAGCGGGGGGCCGAAGCCCCCCTAGTTAGTTTTACTCTGAACAATCAACCATTACGGCAGTTAAAGTCATAACTGCTGCATCAGCTGCGTTGTTTATTTTAACATCAATAGTATCTGCTGCTGTGTAAAACTTACCGGCTTCAAAAGCATCCGTTCCGGCAACAGTAAGGTAAGCTGCTGTAGCATTACCATTTACTCCGTCAATATAGCCGTCTGGATTATCACCGTCACCAACGTCAATTGTTAATGTACCACCCTCAGCGGTTGTTACATTTAAAGCAACATTAGTAACTAAAGTATTAGCGGGAACTCTTATTACTTCAAGAATATCAGAACTTGTAAGTGCAGTCAGACTAGCTGCTGCTCTCTCAGTAGTAATAGTCGCGAAGTTTAAATCCACGCTTATGGTTGAAACTTTGTTTATGCCTTTAGCAACATGTGCCCCAGCAGTACCAAGTTTATAACCTTTTCCATCATTGTATGTAGCCATTTCGCCCTCCTTATACTGTTACAATCATTGTGGCAAGAGCTTCAGGTTTAACGACTTTATAACCGTAAACTTGAAGACCACGAATGATGTTACCAAAAGTTGTTTCAGAACGAATAGTTTCCATATTTGTCATCTGTGATGCAAATGTGAATCCCATTGTATGTCCACCAATAACACTGAACTCAGTACCACTTTTTACAAGGTTGTGAGAAACAAAAACAGTGAAACGGTCAATCATACCAAGTCTACCATTTCTCAATGGTGTACTTCCGTCACCAGTGATAGATGCATCTTTAAGGTCTGATTGTTTGATTAGACCAGCCATCTTAGCAGGAATCACAAGAAAACGATTCTGCTCAGGACAGTTAGCTTCGTCAAGGACTGTACCCATATCTATAATTTTACCAATGACATTAGTTGCGTCAAGAGCTTCAGGAGTACCTGCTACACCAAGGTCAATGTTACCAGAGATTGCTCCAGCTGTTTGACCTTTGTTGTTTGCGGATACACCAGGTAAAATATCAGCCAAAACTCTTTGGTCAATTTTAATCTTCATACGCTCGGAAGCGTCTTTAGACCACATGTCCATTAAGTTCATGTCTGTTTGTACTTGGTCAACGTCATCTTCAACGCAAGCAAAATATTCACCTTTATCAATTATGAGTTGTAGTTTAGCTTTGTCAGGGTTCTCTACTGATAGAGTTTGTCCCTTAACATAGGTTTGAATGGTAATCTCAGGAGTGGTTCGGATATTAACCGTATCACCCATGTTTCTAATTTCACCTTCATAGTCAGTGTTTGAGATTGCTGCGAGCACTGTGGCATCGTAGAAATTCTCGATGAGTTTCCCCGACCATATTTCAGGAATAAAATTTCCTGTATACTGGGGATTCCCTGATGATGTTGCATAAGCCATATATGACCTCCTTTATTTGTTAATTAAGCAACGATAATGCGACCTTCTTGCTGTGCGGCAAAAATGTCACGTTCAATACGACCTCGCTCTTCATCTCTCCCTTTATATTTACCTTTCCTGACATTAGCAAAAAATTCTTTAATATCATTCTGGGTATATGTTTTGGTTTGTCCAGAAGCTTTTACTCCATTGTTTCTACTTTTACCTGGAGAAACTTGTTTCTGTAACTGAGATTGTTGAGCACTACGGTCAACCTGAGCAGTATTTGTCTTACCAGTTGCCCCTTCCCAAGTTCTAAAGAACTGAATAACCCTATTTGCATCTAGCTGCTTTTGTGCATCTTCTAAATACGTTTGTCGGCTAATACCAGTTAAAGGATCAATTTCTAATAACCAAGACTTAAATGCTTCGTCATTATTAATTTCATTCCAATTTGGTACTTCATTAGAAATAGTAGTCCAAAATGTTTGCTCACCGGATTTCTTCTGTTGTGCTTGTACCTGTTGTACTTGAGGTAAAACACCTTGAAGCTGTCCTAGTTGTTGTTTCAACTGTGCAATCTCTTGAGAAACTTCCTCACGAGCTGCTTTCTTCATAACAGTAATTGAATCGCCGTACTCTTTAACATCGTCATCTGTAATTAATTTAGCAGTTTGAACTGGTGTTTGTTGAGCAGGTTCATTCTTTACTGTACTTAGCAGTTGTTCTAGTTGAGACACACGGGAAGTAAGGTCTCTGTTCTGCGAGTTTAAACGCGGAACATCAGAATTGTACATCCCTTGCAAAGACTTATATTTCTGTTGCCAGTTATCTTTCGGTTCTTGGTCGCCTGACTCCGTTTGCTCTTGCGGTTCAGACTGAGGTGCTTGTTCTTCCACACTGTCGGAAGGTATAGGTTCTTCTACATTATTAACAACAGGCTCAGTAGTAGCCTCGGCTTTTGCCTGTGCTTCTTCTGGTTCTGGGTTAATTTGTTTATACAACTCTTGTACTTCCTCTGATTGTTTTTGAACTTGCTTTGGTATTGACATAATCGCTCCTATCGGTATGCGTAATTAACAGCTGTCATTTTGACTTTGCTGAAAACGTTTCAGGGGACTGTTCTATTAATCTAGTAATTTCTGACAAAACTTGGCACCGCCCCTGTGCAAGTGCTGTGTTTTGCAAGACACTTGGTAGCGTCTGTAGCTCGTGATCACGCCATTCCTTTAGCCATTCTAAGACTTCAGGATATTGACGACACACTACTGCTATAGATTGAACAACCTCTGGTTTTGGATTAATCATCCAGCACCTCCAGTGTCGCGGTTGCTCACTGTATTACCATCCATTCCTCCTTTAGGAGAACCATCAGGTTGAGTAGGTGTAGGCTGTGCTTGCTGTGTTTTTTCTTGCATAGCTTGCATTTGTGCTTTCACTTTGTCCTCAAACTTTTCTTTCTCTCTAGATGGAATAATGTCATCTACAGGCATTTGCAAACTCTTAGCCACTTCACGAAGAATCGCTGCACGGCCATCCTTACCAACGATTGCCATATCGGTTTCGTTGGCGGTTGCATTAAGAAATTCTAAACGGCGAACATTTACAGTTTCTTTAACTGCAAGGTTAACTGCACCTTTTGGTACAATGTTAACATCGCCTTTAATTGATTCATCTTCATCATAACGCATATTATACACAAACTGTCTGTGTACTATTGGTTTAATAATCTCGTTATCTATGTGCATAACTACTTGTCGTATACCTTTACCAGCTGCACCCATTAACATAGATAATCCAGAAGATGTTCTGCCAGCGCCTTTGACATCCAGGTCACCATACACATATGCTGGTATACCTGAATGGTCATCGGCTAGCTTGGAGAATTTATCATAAACACCTAACAATGTATTTGCATTGTCATCTGGTTGTGTAAATCTAACAGCAGGTGAACTAGAACCCAATGGGTCATTTGTTACTTGCCAGATTTTCCACGGGTGGAGTTGCGTGATGTCTTCGTTCGGCGGGATTCTTTCGAGGTTGACTTCGACTTGGGGGCCTGACGAAATGCCCATATTGTTGACCAAAGCTCTCGCAGCCGCGTTACACACATTTTGTAAATCTTCAATAATTTCTGGTATACCTTTACCCCAAAACGCACCGGGGCATTTAATAAACGAACTTTTCGCATAAGGTTTTTCTCCTAAAGGGTCATAGTTTAAAACTGCTTTAATGATATAATTACCTACAGCCCAAACATTAGCATCATATTCTTTTGATTCATCGGGTACTTCTTCTTCAGTAAGTCCCCACTCTTTTAACATCTTACCACTTACTTTACCCCAGAACTCTAAAGCATCATAAGTTGTAGTAGGTTTGTTATGTGTATGAAACTTTCTTTCTTCATTTTCTTTAGTAAGTTCTACGTCTTCACTAAACCAAGATGTACCATTACCAATGTCAAGCACTTCTTTAATAGCATCATCATCGTAACCTGGAACACCAACTAAGTCTGATAATTCCGAACGGCTCAAAGGATGATGTTGAAATAAATAACCTTCATTAAGATTAGTTATACCCGGTTCAGGATATATTCTAAATGGATCGACCCTTTCAAACTCTGGAGCAATAACTTCAGCTGCTTCTACAGTAGTTCTACCATTTTCATATTTCCAACCAAGTTTTCTTTGTCTACGAACCACAGGACCTTTGACAAAACCACAGGGGTAAGTAACCAAATCTGTTATAAAATCATTAAAGGATTCGCCCCAGCCACCTTGTGTAAACTGATCTCGAATCTTAATATCCATTTTTTGTGCACGATTATCTGCAGCTTGCAATAATTTAAAACGATAATTTTGTGTTACCATTTCTTTTAACTCAATCATTTCTTCTTGGGTTGGTGCTTGTCCGTTCATCTCAACAACTTTTACAACTTGTTCAGCAAACGAATTTTCTATCTCTGCAGTTTGTTGTGGTGATAAATCTGGAATAGGTGTAGGTTCTAAACCCCACGGAGGTGAACCTTGGTCAAGTAAAATATCTCGTAGCCAACTTTCAGCCGCACGACATTTTACTTCTGTAATCATCATATAAACATCAGACCCACCTTGTTGATTAATCTGTGCTAATTTATCTGCTTCATATTCTCCGTTTCTTTGGCGAAGTCCTTTTAACATAATGTTTTCAATAGGTTTCTTTGCCATTCTTGCAGCATCCCAACATGTTCGTAAGTGAGAAGCTAAGCCAATGATAAGAGGATCATTTTGTCTTTCAGCAATATCTTTTTTTATAGCAGCTTCTTCTTGCTTTACTAAATCTTCATTGCCTATGACTTTTAATACCATATTAAGTGTCCAAATCCTTCATACTCATTTCTGTATCTTTGTCATTTTTATCTGTATAAACCTTACCACCTTTACCATACTTAACAACTGCACCCATATCTTTTACTTCAATTTCTCCACCTTCTTCCATCATTTGTATAGTCATTTCATTAGACATTCCGCTTGTATCCATCTTTGGATTATCTGAATATATAATAGATTTTTTGTGTCCACACTTACCTTTCATTAGCACCCTCCTAAAAGTTTACAATTAAATATACATACAAACAAGTATATGTGCAAGTTTTTAAATTGCAAGGAAAACCCACCTGCCGAATGGAGAAGAGCAGATGGGTTTAGAGGTAACATAGTTAGTAGGTAACTATAAAACAATTGTATCAAGTCCAGCCTCCTGCTGCAACCTTTTTTATTTCACGCCTTTGTATAACAAATCCCCCTTCACCTGCAATACCAACGTGTAACATAAAATACTGTAATGCTTCTGCTACATGAGAGTGTTTGTTTTTATCAACATTACCATTCTTATAATGAAATCTATATCCTCCCATCATTGCTGCTTTAAGCTGTGTACATCTAGGGTCAACTAAAAAAGCTGAATCACCGTCAACTTGTCTCATAAGAAAGTCATCTACAGCAGACAGTCTTGCAGATACATTGTTAGTTTTAGCAGGAAGCACTTTAAAACCTTCTGCTTTAATTATATCTACTGCAGACCTTTCATCAGTCTGTGCTCTTTGCACTCCTGCTGGATCAGTAACAATTAAAACTGGTGCGCCCGCGAACCTTTCGGTCAGCAACGGGCGCAGAATGGTGCGGATAAATCTTTGTATTCCCATATCAAAGCTAACAGCTTCGTCAAGAATTAAGACTCGCCCGCGAGGGTCTTGTTGTCCTATAACAGCAGCTGGTGTTAAACCTAAGTCTATCCCAACTACAACTGGTCGTACTCCATTTATAATAGGTTTTAATTTTTCATTAGCCATATGATAGTCTGGTCTAAAGTATTTATATACAGGCTGACCTGCAGAACTCATTCCATATTCGCCATCTATATATACACGAATATATTCGTCTGACCTACCTTGCGTATCATAATAACCTTCGGGTAAGTTATCTACATTTTCTGCCAAGGAGCTTCTACCCGAAGGTTGTTTGAATACATCCCATCCATTATCATTAAGACTTACACCATCTGAAATGTCTAAACCTTCCATTTGGTAGTACCACCATGTATCCATTGTAGGAGGGTTAGTGTCCCCCCACATTCCAAACCATGAAGGGCCACCATCTTTAGATGATGGAAATCGCCCTATACGTTTTGACATAGCGTCAACAATATCAGGATTAATATCCCTACACTCGTTGAACCATGCAAACGTTAATTCTAATGAGTTCAAGTTTGCTACATCGTCAGAGTCATCAAGAGCACGAAACATAATCTCACACTCTACATCTCCGACTTTAAAAAAATAAGTTTTAGTAGTACGCATATAGTCTCCACATATTCCAGGTGGAAACCAATCGTGAAAAGTTTTAATTGTTGTATCCTGTAACTGTCTAGCAGTTTCACGAACAATAGCTACTCGTGATTTGCGGATACCTTGTTTATTTGGTTTCTGAGTTGATGCTCGTCTAATAACTTCGAAACAACTAGCTACTGATTTACCAGAGCCAACTGGCCCCATAAGCACACGCATCTTTGCATTTGACATCATAAAGTTCTTACAAGTTTGAGATGGTGTGTAATCTATATCCATTTATATAATACCTGCATTATGCAAACCTATAATAGTCTGTATAATTGTATATGCTATAATAAGTTCCATTATGTTTCTTTCTTCTTCTTTTTCTTTATTGAGTATTTTAAATCTTTATCTCGTATTCTGCAAAAGAAAAAATCATGTAGCTCATCTAAACTAGGTTTACGATTAGCTTCTAATTTTATTGTTATTTCATATATTTTCATCTTACCCCCAAAATCCTTGATAGCTTGATTCATCAACCCAACCCATATCTCCACAATGTTTACACCAAGAAATATCCACAAGCTTAGCACCGCATCTGTCGCAGTTTCCGTAATCTGTCCTCAAGTTATCCACAAGTAGTATGTAGTACATTGTGAATGGTTTTCTTAAAATTTTTGTTTTGTATGGTATTTCTAATCTGGCAAGTTCTGTTGTTATTATATCATGCTCTGCTATATCAGTTAGCTTACATGCTTTTGTACCTTCGTAAAACGTATTGAACTTATTAAGAATTACTAATGGCGGTTTTTTCGTTGTCGGGTTCTGCGTCAATGATAGTTGCTCGGTGTTCTTGGTCTCCGAGGTTAATTGTAATTTTAACTCCACCTGATCCTCCTTCCGTTAAGACATCATTCTTTGGTTCAAGTCCACCCCACTTAACTGTTGATTTAATAAGGTCTGCCTTTACTGCAGCTGATACATCAGGACTGTGTATTAAAGTCCAAGAAGTTGTCAGGAGTTCTTCTGCTTGTGCCCGGGCCTTAACTTTGAATGTCATTCCCTTATCACGGATTTCATTCCTGTAAGACTCAACCTTCTTTAAAAAAACCTGATCCTTATTATAAGTGATTATATCTTCCGCTTTGATTTTGTGTCTTTCAATAACTTCATCTAAAGATTCACCGCTGCCCTCTAACATAAGAGCAACATCAAAAGCTAAACGGTCAGACCACTTAGTATGTTTCAATGGTAACGTGTCCATAAAGTCATCATACGCAAAACTAAAGCTATGTCAAGCAGTAAACTTTACACCTCTGTTTTTTGGGTCTTGTTATATGAGGTTTACTTATATGGGGGGGTGGCTCGCGTACGCAGTCCAAGTGCCCCCCCTTTTGCCCTATTTATTGTCTTGTTTGGTGCTTTGGTTATCGTACTCCAGAAAGCCTAGTTTTCAGCTTAACTTGACAAGTATGTAAAGTTTTGATAGTGTTTAATCATCAGCGAAATTGTTGATTGGCTTAACGAAGTAACTAGCCACTACTTCACATTTGAAAGGAATGACTTTATGTCAAAACTTTTTAAAGGAAATGTATCTATCGTTGACGGTAAACGCAAAGATGGTACTCTGGACATCCGCCTTGAAGGTGATGCCAATGGAGCTTTCAACTCAGAAAATGCTTCTGATTTGTTAGTTAAAGCAATCGAATTAAGCAAAGCTGAAAAGCTACCGCTTAATACTTGGCACTTTTATGTACCGCCAGAAAAGCGTGTCATAAAAGCTTCTGACTTGAAGCTAGTTGCTGACGGCAAATACAATGCCGTACTGCAGGCTGACTTCTATGGTAAGCCAAAGATTAATCTTTTACCACCACAAGCTGGTAAAACTTCTTCTAACGGCTGGAAGAAACGCAAACTTGCGTAACCATCAATCGAGTGGAGCTTCGGCTCCACTCATAACTAAAAAGGATTTAACTATGATGAAAACAATTGGAACAATACTTATTCTCTTAGGCTTGATTGGTGCAAGCGGATCAGCTGGAGACTGTGACGGACATTGTATGGAGTATGCTAATGACTTAAATACATTCGTATTCTTATTAAGTATATCATTATTAGCTATGGCACTTGGTGCATACATGATATATCTAGACCATAAGTATAACAGCAGATAAAGATTAGGGCTTCGGCCCTTTTCTTTTTTTATTTTTTAAATTTTATATATATCCCATAGCTCGGGGGGTTATCGTACTGCGTTACAAAGCGAGATAATGTCAGCGTTACTATGTAAAGTTACAACTATCTAACTATCTAAACGTAACTATACACAAGTTGTAGTGTTTTAGATACCTAAAGTTTACATTGTTTGTACCATACAGCGTTGATTTCTCTGGGTTATAGTAATATGGTAAGCGAAATACTATCTAAACTATCTAAATTATCTACTAAATTAACATATACCCTTTGTCTGCAAGATAATACTAGCGATATATCAATAGCGAGAGTAACATAACATTACTTAAAACCACCTAGATAGTTTAGATAGTAAGTTGTAACCTGTTGTTTTAACAGAAGTTATAACTAGTTAGGTAAATTATCTAACACCTAACATTACACATATAACTTGTTACAACTTAGATAAATTACTAACGTGTCTTCTAGTATTAATAACTTGCCCAAACTTTACAGCACAAAATTTTTGTGATAACTTTACAAAATCGGCAGGAAATTTTTTGAGTTTCTTGATGTCGGTTTTATTAACAACCTATGAATTAACATAACAAGGAGGTTTATTATGGGTAAATTATATGAAGGTAATGTAGAAGTATATTGCAACCACGAAACTAAGAAGGTTAATCTAAGAGCCAATCCAAAGGGAGCATTCAACAAGGAGAATGTATCTGAGTTGTATAAGACAATGAAGAAACACGCTGATAAGCTAGGGTATACTATGGTTATGTATATACCAGATGCTAGTAAAGCTGAAGTACCATTGCTACTAGCAAGTTACAGATTTGGTGGTAAACCTTACTTAGCGATGTTGGATAAGAAAGATGGTAACTCTACTGTTGCTAAGAAGTCTAACATTGAAGTGTTGGCTTAACACTTTGTTCAATCATACCCAGAGTAGTAGCATAGCCTACGCTACTCTGGGTTCTAACTATGGAGATTATTATGCAAGAAGTTTATTTAGGTACTACCCAGAGTGGGAAGTGTGGTTACTTTACTGACGGATTCCTAGCCTTGAGTATTCCAGACAGAGCATTCAAGACTTGGTCTACTGAGGAGCATAGAGAGTATTGTAAGAGGTTCAATTTCAAGTATGTTACTAGGGATTATACTAGTTGGATACAATCTTATGACTGCTAAGTATCTATGTACAGTCTGTTGTAATGAGTGGGTTAATCCTGCTCGTTACAATCTTGGTTACAATACTTGTTTGAAATGTGGGGAGGTCTCGGCAGGTAAGCGTAAGTTTACAGTAGTACCTATGCACAAGTCGAACTATGTTGTAGTATCTAACAAGGAAGAACTCAAAGGAATCAATAACAAGGGAGGTAAGTATGGATAAGAGTTTGTTCTGGTGGGTAGTTTATGGTGGTATAGTTAGTGCTATTGTATCGCTACTAGATATGTACTTTGAATGGGGTATATTCCCAATGTAATTAACATAACACGAAAGGTTATCGAATGATAGAAAACTTATACGAAGTAAGCAGAGTATTATCCAAGCTAGATAGAGCATATAATATGGCAGAGGATAAGAGGTTTAAGAAACTATGGCTAGGTAAGTGGAATGAATATGCAAAGAAGAATGCAAGTAAACATTTCAAGCCTAGAGATTTTGAATACGAATACTTTTTAGAGAGAGGAGGTAACGATGACTAAGAATACTTTGAAACTATTTATGCTACGACAGCATCAAGGTGGAGTACCAGTAAGAGATGAGAAGGGCGACATCATCTATTACTCAGACAAGAAGGTTGCTAAGAAGGATAGGGTAGGCAATCAAGTCGTATCCTATGGTATAGACCATCGCAAATATACAAACAGAAAGGAAGGTGCGTAATGCGAGCCACATTATTGAAAGAGACTATTAAGAAACTATTCCCTACCAAGAGGACAATATCTATCGAGGGTAGTCCAGGGGGTGGTAAGACTACCATTGTACAACAAGTTGCTAAAGAACTTGGGATTGGGTACATCGAAAAACATATGCCGACTATGTTGGTAGAAGACTTCGGTATTCTCTATCCGAATGGTGACGAGATGTTACACTACAAACTACCTGATTGGTTTCCATCGGAGGATAGAACAGACATAGCTGATGAAGGTATACTGTGCTTTGATGACAGAAACCAAGCCAACGCAGACTTGCAGAAGGTACTAGCAAACATCTGTCAAGCTAGGAATCTACACGGCAAGACTCTGAAGAAAGGTTGGATGGTAGTATCCACTGGTAACAGACAGTCGGACAGAGCAGGTGCTAACAGAGTGCTATCTCATCTGCGTAATCGTGAGACTGTGTATGAACTTGAGACACACCTAGATGATTGGACTAGTTGGGCAATCGACAATGGAGTGAAACCTGTTGTCATATCATTCATTAGGTTTCGTTCTGGATTGTTACACGACTTCGACCCACAGAGAGATGTGAACCCATCTCCTCGTAGTTGGGTAGAGGGTGTGTCTGATACCATTGGTGTTGTACCATCGGAGGCAGAGTACGAAACATTCAAGGGTGCTGTTGGTGAAGGGTGTGCCGCTGAGTTTACAGGCTTTCTAAAGATTGAGAGGAAGTTGCCTAACCCTGACACAATCATTCAACGACCAATGGATGTAGCTGTACCTGATGACCCTGCCACTTGCTATGCACTTACTGGTGCATTGGGTGATAGGGCAACCACTGAAAACTTTGGGAATATCGTGAAGTTTGCAGAGAGAATGTCGCCTGAGTTTTCTGTGTTGTGTGTATCG